ATGTGGTCCCATCGTCTGGTCATATTTCCCCCTCAGGTACCATACGCAGCCCAGTACCTGCACATCGGACACACGGTGCGCTAGCTCGTTTCAAGTAAGAGTCCCGCACCTCCCCCTCTTCACTAGGCACTAGCTGGATGTTGGTTCCCCAACCCCAGCACGTCCAGCATCTCGCTTCCGTAGGCTTCATCTTGGGATCAGGCATTGGATCTACCAAACGGATTGCTACGAGGATTGTCTTCACCGATCTTCTTGGTATCCTTGTAGTCACGGAACTCAGTGATAGGGCACGGACACTCCCCGCGTCCAGAGCATGAGATACACACAGCCTGCTTACCATTGCCGTCATTGACCGCGGAGTCCACAAGTTCGTTACGCCCCTCACCCATACAGATAGCACACTTTGACGGATGGTGCTGCCACTGCTCCTCTGTGGTGATCTTCTTCCCCTGGGGATTAGTGAGGAACTTCTCCGTTTTTAGCTCCCACGGGGCCTCAGGTTGGGCCAGCCCTACCGGGTTGTAAGAAGGGATAGGGTACGGAGGTTTTAGCTGTGCAGGGGTAGGGAACGGCCCAAGAGTAAAATGGTGGCCCGGGAGCTTGGGCATGTCCGTCCCGTCACTCTGAAGGTGCTTGGTGTAGATCACCCCGTCCTTGTCCAGTACCGCCTGAGAGTTCGTGCTGTACGTCCCAGCAGGGCCATGAGCTGTGATGCCGTCGGCCTCCAGTATAGGTCGCTCTACCGGCTTGGGCTGGTGCGAGTCCACCCCGTCCTTGTCCACCACCAGAGGCTTACCCGACCAGCCCGAATACGGGCCGGCGTCCAGCTTGACGAACTGCTTGTACGCCTCAGCGGTGAGAATCTCCACCTCTTGGTAGGACCACTCCATGGGCGGCAGATCAGTGTCTTTGTCGTTCATTTGACCTTCGCCTCCAGTACCGCCAGCTTGAGGAGGATTTCCTGACTGTGAGTCAGTTTGTACCGGCACGCGCATGTCGTCTCGTGGAGCAGGTTGAGGTTCGTGTTGTAGGTGTACTCCCAGTCAATATCCGGCGTGGCATAGCCCTTCTTGAGACCCTTGAACAAAACCCTGGGTCTACAGATGTGGATCCAGTAGTAACCCGCTCTGCTCGTGAGGCTGAGAGGACTGTTCTTGCCCGTTGATTCAACTAGACTAACACGGTCACCGGCCACAGCGAACTTGGGGTTCACGTAGGCGGGACGCGCTTTCAGCCAAGTGGCATAGTGTCCGTAGATCAGCTCGTACATGGGTGTGAACTGCTGGGTCATTTGCTCATCCTCACTTCCTTCGACATCTCAGTCCACTTAAAGAAAACCGGGGCCTCCTCATTGCACTGCCAGCACCTTCCCTTGTTGGTGCTGTAGAAGGAGCGAGCCTCGCTGGCCCCGTCCACCCGATGGCAATGGTACAACGTGTTGTTGAATCCCTTGAGGTGCCAGTCGCCGATCTGTACCGCAGAGTCGTCTGTGTTTACGTGGTGTCCGCTCATGGAGCCTCCTCTTCCTAATTATACCGTTTCCTCAGAATCCCCGCGGGGACGAAAGTTTCCTAAACAATTAATGAAATGGTATAATTAGGAAGATGCAACACTCCAATCATCTTGTTGTGTCTTGGCCCGCGGGGAGAACCGGGGGAGACAGCACTGGGGTTCGAAAAGCCGGCTGCCCAGTGGATACGCAAAAACCAGATAGTCAGTGGTGGGAGACATTGACCGGTAACCTGTACGGACCATGGCGATGGCATTGTGCCACGGGGAAGCTGGAACTAGCGACCAGCGTCTCTTAGTTGCTGAGAAAGACCACTCCTATATACTATATGAATGGTCTTTCGAACGCAGTGAGAAAGACATATACTACTACTACAACATCTACGAACAGTAGAAGAAGAAGAACAAGCACAAGGACGGCGAGCGTTGGCTCACCCAGTGTTCTTCAGATGGCAACCAGCCTCAAAGCGGTGCCTGAAGCAGTCTGAAAAGGTCGTAGCCCCCTTATACGGGGTCAGTTCCCTTAGGGGGACGCTAGAAATAGGGGCAAGGGTTCTCCCGCTTTGGCGGTTTTTACCTTCCCTACCGCTGGGAGGAAGCAGCAGCGCCTACGGGTTACCTGCTGCCCCTCCCGGCACACTTACCAACAAGGGAGGAAACGTGATGGAAGTCACATTTACCGTAAGCTTCTGTAGTAAGGGAGCATTCTCACCGTTCAAAGCCAATGGCGATGGCGGTGAGGTCAAGTGGGTTAGCCACACCCGCTGGGCCAACCAGCACCATTCAGGGCAGGGTTTCGAGTTGAACCTCATCTGGTTCCGCCTCTGCCTGGACATGTACACCAAGGCCCATGATCATGGGTGAATTCTTTAACGAAGTCGAGTTCGAGGACACCTTGTCCCCCGCCGAGCAGCGTTCCGAGACGCGAGTGGTATGGGATGAGGATATGCTGAAGTCTGCGTTCGAGACCATCCAGACTGAGATCGATCAGATCAAGAGTGGCACGCACGAGATGACGATCTACGCTATCCAGCCTAGCAGCTTTGGATTTCCTGCCGAGAACGCTATCAAGGTTTTCGTCAAAGATCCGTCTGATCGCACGTTCGAGGGGATCGAGGAGATCGCCAGTGCGAATTGGGGCGCTCGTGCAGGAAAGCACTTCGTGGCCCTGCTCCGTGAGGCCCGTAAGGAGGTTCCCAATGTCCGTGAGTAAGGAGATGGGAGACGCTATTGCTAAGGTCAAGGCTGGCCTCGAAAAGCAGACGCCGGAAGAGCGAGCCCTCCTGACCGAGCGGCTCCAGAAGTCTATCGCCGATCTGGACCGAAGAATTCAGAATAGGGAGGACTCCAAATGAGTAACATAACCCCGCCCGATGCCCGCTTCAAGGAGAATATGGGAGCTTTCTTCCATGACCTCCTCCGAGCGGCAGGGATCACTATGACCCCTGGAAACGCTCATGAGCGGATCCGTGCGGTAGGTGAGCGCATGGCTTCGGCCATCGAGCACGCTTCCGAGCGCAAGTCCATTCAGGTCATCCGGAAGCTACAGACTGCTGTATCTGCCGCCTTTGACAAGATGGAGAAGTCTCTGGATAAGGTTAAGACCATCGTGGGACTCCACGATGCCATGTTGGAGAGCGTCCACGAGACCCAGAAGAAGCAGGCTGATGAGATCATGCACCTGAAGGCTGATGTTCGATCCCTCACCAAAGATCTGAACCGCGTTGACGAGTCCTACAATCCGGCTCCCATGAAATGAAAATCCTACTAGCAGGACCGGTTGAAGGCTACCTGAACCTCCTCTTCAGAGATGCGAAGAAGGAGGAGGCCCATTGGATCGTGTGTGCGGGGGACTTCGGCATCTGGCCTGACACACAGCGCATGGATCGAGCCTCCAAGAAGTACGCTGCCACGGACTTCGCTAAGCGGTATGTGGGTATGGACTCCAGTCCGATCAACATTCCGGTGCTCACAGTGGCAGGCTCCCATGACGACAACAGGTGGCTCAATCAACGCCAGTCAGCGAACAACACTGAGATCTTGAACAATGTTCACTGGCTGTCTCAAGGCTACCGTACCGTCATTGGCTTCGATGAGCCTGAGGGCATTCGAGTTACTGGCATCGGTCGGGCCTACTCTGAGGCCACCTTCAACGGGGAGCGAGGAAAGAAGTCCCACCGTCACTATACAAGGCGGGATGTGGAGCGAGCGTGCTCCTCAGGGCCTACGGACCTCCTAGTGCTCTACGAGCACCTAGACTCCCCTGGGCTCCGGAACGTGATCTACGCCACGAGGCCCAAGCTGATTGTGACTGTGAGTCAGGTTAATCGGAAGGTCTATGATGCGGTTCAGGACACCCCTGTGGTTACCCTAGGCCGATATGACACCAAGGTCGTAGAGTGGGATAACGGGCAGTTTTGCGTATAAGTTGCCTAAACAAATAATTAAACGGTATAATTAGGAAGATACTATCCTTTAATGATAGTAGGAGGAGTAACATGTCTACTCGATTGAAGAACAAGCTGGCAAACTGCCAGGATCAGGTCCGTGAGGCGTATCGCAACGGTGCGACCCTACGGCAGATCGGCGACGTGCATGGGGTGTCCCCGGGTACGGTTCGCAACATCCTCAAGGAAATGGGCGAGACTATGCGCGCCCGTGGTCGTCGGAAGAAGTCCGAGACCCATGACCCCCGGATCCTCGCTACCGATCCCGCCAAGGAGGCGACCACGGAAGAGGCTCCCCAGACGTATGAAGGAGGTGCCTTTTAATGGCCTTTTCCTCGAAACTGTGTAACCCTACCCCCTTTCCGGTCAAGCTGCCCTGGGATCGCGGCGTCAACATCAAGGTTGAAGCGTTCGATTCCACTGAGCTGACCATGGAGCAGATGGACGACTTCCGTCCTGGCAAGCCCGGTTCGGCTGACGTGAAGTCAGTTCTCGACTACCATGGCCTGTTCCTGCTGGACTCGGATCGCCCGTATGACAATCAGGCTCTTGAGGCACTGCGCCGCGCGCACGCCGCCAAGAAGGCCCAGTACGACTCGGCTGTCCGGAATATCACTGATCGCCGTGCCGCTTCCGGCGTTGCCCCGAATCCGGAGGCTCTTGAAGAGACTCTCCGTCAGATGGGTTACGAGGAGCTGGGACGCAAGATCGGTGTGCTGAAGGAAGCTGCGGCCAAGTTCCAAGACGTTGTTGGTGACACTGATGATCGGAACTCCCGACAGCAGATGGACCCGGCACGGACTGTGTTCGTGATGGATCCTCCGCGTGAGTTCCCGTCCGTTGCTGCCATGGAGTTCTTCCTTGAGCAGAACTCGGATGTCAATGCCCGTCACACTGCCTTCAACGCGCAGGCTGATGGTTCCCCCGAAGCTCAGAGTGAGCCGGTCGAGGCGATCCAGCAGTTCATCGCAGGGATCGAGTAATGGCGGGTCAGGAGCTGAGCTTCCACGTAGGCGCGCATCAGGGTCGTATCCAGATCAAGCGGCAGGTTGCGGAGGGTCAGCCAGTGTTTTCGCTTGACTTCACACCCGCCGAGGCTGATCGGGCTACGAAGCTGATCGCTATGGCTCTTTCCATGATCGAGCTTGATAACGTCCCGGATCACATCAAGAACACGCCGTTCGTGATCCGGTTCTATCCCAAGCAGGTATTCGCGCTTGAGCGCACGGACATCTCGGGTTCCATGCCCTTCCGTACCGGCGAGGGTGATGAGCTGATTCGTTCGATCCACATGGGCGTGGAAATTTTGCTGAACGCCCAGAAGTTCAACACGTCCGTCCCGCAACATGATTTCTTGCAGAAGGGTATTGCTGACTCGGAGCCTATGTAGTGGGCGTAGTCACTGTAAGGGATGATGATGTGCTGGTTCACTCCAGTAGTCATGCAGACCCTGAAGCCCGCTTCGTTAAGGTCCACGAGATTATCATCAAGTACGGTGCTACTCATGTTCCCTCTATCCTGTGTGGTGACATTCAGGTCTTCCCGGGGACGATTAAGTACATCAAGGCAGAGATGGCTCTCGGGCGTATGGCACCTCAGCTTCATGGCTGGAGGCATGTGGACTACGGAAAGATGACCGAGCAGGAAGCTGATACTGACCTAGGGCGTTGTGTGGATTGGTTCAACAACACCTTCGGTCAGCCTCCTTCCATCTTCTACACCCCCTGGGGAGCAGACTCACCTCTACTCCGCACACTAGCTGAGAAGCACTCTATGAAGCTGGTAGGGGTGGACGGCACGGTGATACCTCACCACATCAGAAAAGACCCTGACAAGTTCCGCGGCCAGGATGTTGAGATTTTCATCCACTGGTGGCAGGGTGTTAACAGGCTGCAAACAGCCTTGGAGATCGTAACAAATGGCTGATACCTATCCGAAGATAATGCACGGCGTTAACGGGCTGATTGGCCGTGGCGAAGCTAATTACTTGCACAACATCGGTGCCGAGCTGGGACAGGGGATCTACATTGATCTTGGCACTTTCCGCGGGCGCTCTGCTGTGTGCATGGCGGATAGTTTCCGAAAGGCGAATCTGAAGGACACCCAAGTCTGGACTCTTGATACCTTTGATCGTCGCGCACTCAGCTCACGCTGGAGTAAAGACAATCTTGAACCTCGTCGCCGCGGTAATCTTCCGAGGCCGGAGAGCACTAAGAAGGCAGCGATGGAGGTTGAGCGTATTGCTGAGGTTCAGGAAGTGATGGATTCACGAGGTTTGAGCGACTACGTGAGGATCATCTCCTCCGAGACCACTGTTGTCCCTAAGGATCTGGACCGCCCTGTCCGCTTCGTATTCATCGACGCCGACCATAGCTACGACGGCTGTATGACAGACTGGTTTGCCTGGAAGGACCTAGTTGCCGATGACGGTGCCGTGGCCTTCCATGACTCACATCTACCGGGAGTCGCTAAGACTCATGAGTTGCACCTGTTCGGTTGGGAGCAGATTCATGCCGTCCAGTCCATTACGGTGTGGAGTCGCACATGATCATCTCCGGGGCCAATGACAATTTCAAGTTTCAAGATATGCTCTCGTACTGTGAGCGTCATGCCAGTTCGTACTATCCCTTTACCAAATTCGACTTTACCTCGCGAAGACCCAACTTGGAGAAGGTCAGCGCCATGATCACCACCCTAGAGGATAATCCGTGGGTGCTGTGGATGGACGCAGACTCTATGCTGTTCCAGCCTATCCCAGAGGTGATCGTAGGTGATCATGATATTGCCTTCTGCACAAAGCACCCCGGCACGCAATCCCGCAGGTACGGGTCCCTCTACTACTCTGGATTCGTCTTCGTTCGCCAGACACGAGCTGGGCTGGACTTCCTACTTGACTGGTCGAATGCCCTTCCTGGCAACAAGTCAGATCAGGCCGCGCTGCACGTCGTGATGGATAGCCCCACCGAGTTCGAGCTGAAGCTGCTTGATCCGTATGTCTACGTGGCTGTAGATCCAATCTCGGATATGCGGCTTCCGAAAGAGACAGAGAAGGTAATACACTTCAAGGGTGCGCTCCAGAAGAAGTGGGCGGCGTACAGGGACGGAGTGCTATGACTGCCGATCTTCTAAAGATGATTGGGTCCATCCCCGGCTGGAGCGATCTGAAAAAGAGCCACCTCATTACCAAAAAGAGTAGCACTAAATACTTCAACACTCACATTTGGTTGAAAGTCGTTAAGCAACGATGGGCTGAGCTGGAGGGAGTTGTTACGCCTGAGTCTACAGTCCTAGACATTGGGACTGGCTTTGGCTACTTTCCTCTGTACGGGCTCCACCATAACAAGGCCGCTGTGATCGAGGCTGTTGACATGCCCGACGAGTTGTATGATACCGTCACTGCACTGCTCGATGTTTCTAAGCACGAACTCACAGTGGAGGCATTCACACTGTTGAACCTTACCCGGCAATACGACGTGGTAACTGCTTATCGGATGGCATTTGACCGAACCTGGGGCGAGGCTGAGTGGCGATTCTTTCTGAGAGATGTGTATGACAATCTCTTGAATGAGGGCGGATCCCTAGTGCTTGGATTCAATGACGGTCGTGACCGGAGGTTTGTCAGATGGGCTGGAAAGCAGAGACGCCTGAACAGTCGAGACATGCTTCTCTCGTATGAGGTCATCGAAGAGCTATGCGTGTAGTTACAGCCGGCTCAGGGAACTACGCCTTTGCGGACACTATCCGCTACAACGAGGCGAACTGCAAGAAGTACGGATACGACTTCAAGGTGTATGACCTTGGTGGGCTGGGCTTCGGTACCAAGGTTGACGATCCCCGCGTCCAGTCCAAGTTTCGCCGCGTGAAGAGCGCGATGAAGCCTGAGTTGCTCCGGGAGGCCATTGCCACGTATGACGGCCCTGTGGCCTGGATAGATGGGGACGCCACCCTGATTAAGCCTATTGACGAGGTGTTCAACGCTGAGCCCTGGGACGTGGGTATCACTGTGCGTCCGAAGAGGACCAACAAGAAGACCACCTACATCAACGCTGGTGTCTTCTTTGCTAGACAGAGTGGCCTCGGATTCGTGGAGGAGTGGATCGACGCCATGCCTCCCGTCCCGGACCTCGATGCCCTTACCAAGCCTCCGAACTACTCTGACCAGCAGACCCTTGAGAACGAGATTCTGTTGCCGGAAATCAAAGAGCCTCTTTGGGACTTGACATGGGAGACCCGAATGGTCCGTGGGTACAAGGTGAAGTTCTTCCCGTGTGAGATCTACAACAACTTCTGGTGCATCAGGTCTCCCCACTACGAGCTTGGCCCCGGGAAAACCAAAGTGATACATTTCAAGGGCCACCGTATGCACAGACTAGGAGACTACCATGAGCGATTCCTACGCTAGAATGTCAAACCGAGTACAAGGGCAGATCTCCAAGACTGTTATCGAGAAGCTGCTGGAGGTTATCCCTGAGGGCTCCACTGTACTTGAGCTGGGTACTGGCTTCGGCACGATCCCTATTGCGGAGAAGTTCAAGGTCATCTCGATTGAGAACAACCCCCACTGGCATCAGGGTGTGTCGGAGCTGATCGAGGTTCCCGTTGTAGACCAGCTCAACATCCCTGGATCGATTTCCAAGCGGTTTCCGCTCTACAAGCAATGGTACGATGCAGAGCTGCTCCGCACCAAGCTGGCGGGGAAGCAGTACGACGCGATCATTGTGGATGGGCCTGAAAGTCCCTCCCGTCGTCCTGGGTTCCTGTTCAACCGCTCCATCTTCGACCAGACGGTCCCCGTCATCATCGATGACTTCCACCGTCCCTACGACATGAGGACTGGTATTATGTACGCACAAGCTATCGTGGCTTCCAAGTTTGAGATCTTCGGCTTTGACGAAGACAAGCCCTTCGCTCGGATCCTACCGTGAGCAAGAAGATACTCGTCATGGGTGTGGGTGGCTGTGGTTCCGGCTTCATCGTCAGAACCCTGGAGAACTGTGGTCTCGACAACGGAGGCTACAACTCCTACATGCAGCACGGCCCCGTGCGTAAGCTTATCGAGCATGGGGTGGATCCGAAGACTATCGAGATGCCTCGGGTCATCAAGCACCTAGGCGGGTTCATGGTTAATCTGAACAAACACATCGATCGGCACGACTGGGAGATCGAGCACATTTTCCTAGCGACTCAGCCCTTGGAGTTGCAGATTGAGAGCTACATGGGTCGCAGAAAGATTACTCGTGCGGAGTCGTTGGAGATGTACAAGGGCACCCTCTCTAGCGGCATGATCCAGTTGATTGAGCGTGGTCACGATTTCACTATAGTTCGCTGCCCGGAGAGCGTTCTCTCACCCGAGTACATGTACGATAGGGTCAAGGTGGTACTCCCCGAAGACTTCACCCAGGAGGAGTTCAATGTGGCGCACCAGAAGTCTATCAGTCCCAAACACCTTAAGCGCCTCAAGCGGTCCGTGAAGCGGCATGGCTATGTCCCAACAATTTAAGATAGTAGGTCTGATGTGTGTGCGTGACGAGGCCGACCTTCTGCCTCAGGTGCTCCCCCACGTCAGATCCCTAGTGGATCACCTATACGTTTACGAAGACGCCTCACGGGACGATACGTGGAGCCTAGTGAAGAACGAGCACTACGCGACCCAGCAGCAGCCTGACCGCATGGATCGCCACCGCGGGAACTACCGTCACCTCTTCAACCAGATCAAGAAGGACTTCCCGAACGAGGAGGTGTGGGTGGTCATCACCATGGGTGACCGGTTCTTCCTGAACAGTACGCCCAGGCAGATAGTGGAAGATGCTAGAACTGGTGGGTTTGAAGCAGTGGAAGGTGTGCAGCTCGACTTCCTACGGCACCGGATGGACCCGTGGACTGAGGCGAATGATCCGTACCCGCACTACAGCCACATCAGAACTCTAGCGCGATGGTTCAAGTTTGACGAGCGAATGATCATCGCGTACAAGATCACGCCTCAGTTGAGCTACGATAGCGCTAAGTACCCCTGGCCTCAGGGGATACAGAAGGTGCAGTACAAGTGGAGGGATATGGATGGGGAGCTGTCGCTAGATATGCCGTATCTTGAGCACCAGGGTCGCAGGACGCCAGCAGCCGCTATGGACCGCTATACCAGTGGTTCACGTAAGATAAGCAAGAAGTACAAGTACGATCTGAGTAGCTACAAGTCAACCTGTGAAAGCATGAATAATTTCTACGGCCACTATCGTATCTTCCCGTACTTCGATACCAGTAGCCTGGAGCCCTTCGTGGACTTCTATAACTCCCCGGCGAACACTAACCGGCCTCTCAACCGGTCTTTCTTCAGGGGCATGGAGGCGCTCTCTAAGATGATCGAGTTACCGCCCAGACGGGACCTTTAGACAAATTTGCTTAGGTTGCCCCAGTGAATCTCTACGCTGCTGTGTCTGGTCTTCCAGAGAACTCTGTATCCGTCTCGTAGATAGGGTATCACTTCCTCATGTGAGGGTGGCGAGCTGCTGACGAATATAACAACTCGGTCGGGCATTATCTCATGGCCTGATCTCGAAGAATTGGGCAGCGTAGGGTTCTCCTAGATTCTTATCCTTCGAAGCTGACCTCATTCTGTTGGCGATGTTTTCTTCGTGAATGATTTCCAGCCACATAGGGCGGCGGTTATCTATTACCTTCGTTTCTATCCTCTTACTCCTACCGTGTGAAAAGTCCAGCACGGTCATTTCAGGGTGCTTCACTACGTTGAAGTGCCCGTAGAAGGCATGAGCCCCTATCCAGTTACCCGTCAATATCCTATACCTGAGACCGCGCTGGAATAGGATCTCCCCTTCGAAGTCGATACTACGGGCCTCCTCAATGAAGTCCCTGGATAAAGCATCATCGGTATCGAGATTGACGCTATCCTCTCCCCTGACAGCTACATCAATATCAAACTCAGTCTTATGCACTTCCATGCGAGGGTACTTCTCTAGTTCCTTGAAGAACCATGAGGGGGAGTCTTTATGTACGATGCCGATCCATCGGAACTTCTGATCTGTCTGAGCCTCTATAGAAGGATAGGTGAACTTGTCGAACAAGTCAAGCCTGTTCTGTAGCCACTCATCATTGAATCTATACCCGTCCATACGCCTAGCAGCCCTGCGCTTGTCAACGCGCTTACCTACGCGATTATCGTCTAGTACATATTGCCGTGGGTTAAACCGAGAGTAGATGATCATCTGTAATACTCGTGAAGCGGACTTAGCTTAATGTAGTTTTGAGCAAAAGTCAAATAGTTCTCGGGCCACTCAAGCTCTCTACGTCTAGGCTTTGAGAATACCTTAGACGAAGTGTGCTTCAACCACTCGACATCCTCAGGTAGCTCCAAGAACTTCCTCAAGGCGTCGATTGTATCGGAGGGGGTTGCGATTAGTTCTTCGTTTCTGAGCACGAATATGTTATCCATACCTTCTAGCAATCTCGCTGCACGGTTATGGAATCGTATATATCGTCTACACGACTTACTCCAAATTCTACGTCCAGAGGTGGAACCCCAAAGCCTCTGGTACTTCGGACTGGCTACCCAAGCCGAGATGTTCTGGATAGGATCCCTCAAGGTCAGGACAGTCTTCACAGACATCTTCATGTTGTCTGAGAAGTCATCAAGCAACTCCCAGGTCTTCTCAACATCATGTTTACGGGCGTATCCGTTAAGGTCCCACCCACACTTATCACCTATCAACATCAGCGGTTCTTCGTGCGTGTTGATACCTTCGAAGCCCATATCTCGGCGTTCCTTACCGATGCCTGATGCGAAAATTGACTCGATCACTTCCTCCCTGGAGACTCTTGTGCGATCCCACGCGGATATAGTTTTCAGTTCATGCGCTACTCGTGCATTCGGATGTGAGGCTATGATCGCCGAAGCTAGCGTATGCCCGCTTCTACCTTCCCCAATGAATGTCACCCAGTTGTTCATGCTTCGTTACCGTAGTGGCCGCCGAAGTGGCCTCCACCTCCGCGCCCACCACGCAGTAGCTTATTCCATGCCTCCTGGGCATCCTTCGGTCTAGGCTTCAGACCCAACTCCTTAGCCTCGCGAGCAGCCATCTGCGCCTCGAACTGCTGCTTCTCGTATGCCCACGGGTCATTGCTAGCGGCACGAGTAAGCTTCTGCTTCGGTACGTTTACCTGCTGGGAGCAGACCAACCATACAGCGAAGTACCAAGCATCGAGAACGTGATCTCCTCGGAAGGGGTCAGATACCTGCCAACCCTTGTTCTGGTCAGCCTTGGACTCACGCTCAGGGTCAGGGGCAACGTCCATGGTCTGTCGAACCTGATCGTGGAGCAGGTAAGCACCTGAGGACTCATCCTCTTCCGGGACCGGTACATCGTACAGATGGAACCACATGTGGTTGTGGCGGGCCATATTGTTGATGTATTCCTGATTCTCACGACGCCAGTTCTCCTGAAGCTTTGCCATGTTACGGTGACGCTTGCTGATGTCGGTAGGCCACGGCTGGCCCTCGTCCTCCATCTCAGCGAACACAGGCTCCAGCATCGGATCTTGGTCAGTGATGGTGATAGTCCAACGGTCAGGGTCCCCACCGAGAGCCTCAATCCACCTGGGTACTCGTGACCGCAGGCGGATCAGGTTACGCTTCATGGTGGTCCGCTCGTCCATGTTGAAGTATTCCCAGACAGTAACGATGTCGGTCCCATCGTAGCCGACTAGCGCAGCACCGAAGTTCTTCGGTCCCTGGTCGATTCCGAGGATCCACATAGCCTTCTCAAAGAACCCAGGGTCAATCTCGCGTAGATGATCCTCACGCACTAGCCCGAACTTGGCACCCTCCTTGGACATACCGATACCTTCGAACTCCGAGGCGTACTCTTCGTCCGTAAGCTCCATACGTGCAGCATCTAGCTCCGACTTCACGTACTCAGGGTTGTCACCGGGTTCCAGTCGGGTGATTAGCATGGAGACGTTCCAGGGGCACCCGTTCGACATCAAACGATCCTCACGCTTCCAACGGATCATCTTGCCGGTCTTTGGGTCACGACCGTGCATATTGGTCATACGACCGATGAAACCGCCAAGTCCCTTAGGAGTACCCAATGCGATGATCCGGCCTAGGCGCTCTGACATACGAGCACGAAGTTCTTCGTAGATGTCTGCGGGTAGCCAGCCGGGCTCCGCGCACAGGGCGTATTCCAGTGCGTGACCAGTAATAGAGCCCTTGGCCTTCGCCGACTTTACCCTGACCTCAGAGCCCCACTTAGTGGTGATGATAGTCTCACCGGTCTTCTTGTCCTGAATGATGTTGATCATCTGACGGAAGTACGGGAAGAACATCGCGTTCAGGAAGTTCTTGAGGTACTCTACTTCCTTGCTTGCCCGGTCGTAAGTCTCAGATAGAATCCAGACCTCGACTCCAGGCAAACAGATCCCCATTGCGGCGATGACTGCCAGCAGGTAAGACTTACCTGCACGAGCAGCACCTTCGCCGACCACATGCCGCTCAGGAGCGGCCAAGATCTTTATCTGTCCTTCGTGGGGGGTACGTCGCGGATCGCAACGCTTGATGATTTCCATCTGACGAGTGAAGCGGTCGGGCATCTTCCCGGGAGCTGTATCGGCTCCGGTGCGCTCACGCCACTCTTCTAGCTTCGGATTGGGAATGTCGGTCAGAGAGAACGAGTTGTGACAGGAAGGGCAATGGGCAGTCTGATACCGCCAAGCCAGATCAATCCACTTATAGATGAGGTTGATGTCTTTGCCAGGGTCATGCAGCTTCTTGAGCATCTTGATCGCATTGAAGCGGTCTGCTGCCTTGCCCTTGGGATTATCGCGGAGATTCTCCAGAACCTTGTAGGCGTACTCTCGGAGGTCTCCCTTGTGCATCTCGCCGAAGTCAACCCGTAGGGACTCCTTGGCCTCCTGCTCATGGAGATCCTTCGCTTGAAGCCTGTCAACCTCAGCCTGGATGCGGGGCGCACGGGCGAGATTACGAGCCTTGTCGTTCTCCTTGGAGTTAGGCTCACACCTCCAGCCAAAAGCAATACGGGCGGCTGCTACACCACCCATATCAGTATCGGCCATCAACTTGGCGAAGTGCATCTCCCGGGGGGAAATGCGCTTGGTCCTAGTCTCCTTCGGGGATCCAGATTCCGGGTTCTCGTCGCTCATGCTCCTCCTCCAATTTATCCCACGGACAACCGGGTCGTTCGGGTGTCGTTGCCTTCAACGCTTTCTCAAGCGCCTCCTCCAGTCGTTTGTCGGGATCCTCTGTCCTACGAGGTTCAGGGGTCGCTGCGTGCATCAGTGCTGCTAGCTTATCCGACAATGAATACTACCGCAACGCCAGCCATGCTTACAAACAAAGAAATACTGGTAGCCAGCATCACAGCGCTGCGTCTCATACCTTCCATCTCACCGCCCCTGCGGGCTCCTTCAATCAAGAGTTGATCCATCTTCGTATCCAGATCGTGCATCGTGGCTTTCAACTCGCTGAACTGCTCCATGTCCTGTTGAGTGTGAGCATTGAAGATCTCACGGACAGAACGCATTTCGCCTCGCATCTCCGCAACGGCAATAGTGAGTGTATCAACAGGCATCAGTTCACCGCTCCACTTCGCATCATCTCAACGATTTCCGGTCCGCGCAGTTCAACGTCTTTGAACCAATCACTGTACTTCGGCTTGGCCGCAGTCGGGTCCGTATACATCAGCTCGTCCGCAGCCAAGTTGTAGTCTCCAGCCAGGAACGCAGCGCTGAAGCCATCGAACTCCTTGTGCCAATCCGGACCCATGTTGAAGGTCAGGTCAATCAGCGCCGCCTGACGCGCGGGACCAGCCTTGCCGTACCCCGGGATCTGTTCAGCCGCCGCCTTGTGCTCAGCGTAGTCCTTTTCGAACAGAGCCTGAGCTTCAGCCTCGGTGATGCTCCGCATCTTTTCACCGGGGTCGAGAAGGTGGCCGTAGCCGATAGTGAGATTGCCTTTCTTGTCCTCGTAGGCATGGTGCATTCCTTGATCATCGACGTGTCCAAGCTTGCGTAGCATTTCCAGCGTACCCTCGTGACGCTTCACCATGTCCATCACGCGAGTATCATCGACGACCTTAGGACCGGCCCCAACCGCAGGAAGACTCTGCTCTAGCGGGGGAATGCTCTTCTGCTTGGGCGTTACAATGCCGAGACCCTTGGCCCAGTCATCATCAGATTCACCCTTCTTACGGGTGTTGAACAGCTTTCCCTCATACGAGAATTCCTCCTTACCTTTACGGCGCTCCCTATCGAACGTCCGACCGAACGATACGGGCGAGGACGCCGCGGGCGCCTCGGCGACGACCTTCTCCAGCGAATTCTGATCGGTGAACACAGGAATGCCCTGCATCTGAAGTTCAACGGTAGGCTTACGAACGGGAGGTGAACTGAACGGGCCAGCAATTTCAGGCTCGTTCAGCAGGATGTCGGAGGGGTCTTCGTTGACAGGCATAGCGTATTTCTCAGCCATACGCCTAAAGAGGATAGGGTCCGTCTTGACCTTAGTAGACTCACGAGCAGCACCGCTCAGGTAATCACGTTCCTGCTGAGAGTCACCCATCTCAAGATTCAGAAACGTCCGGTATAGGTCTTGCTTGGGAGAGGGAGCAGGTTCCGCAGCTTTCTCGGCCTCGGCCGAATCGCTGTTGACGGTGTACTTCTCCATCATCCAATCGGGGAATTCTCTAGCCATCATGTCTCCAGTTAGGCGGTGGTTTTCTTTTTGCTACAGGCTTCTTGGTAGTCAGGGCACGAGAGCCGATCCGGCTTCTCCTTGACTCGGGTGTCCTTCTTGTAGGACACCCACCCCATCTGATTGAGATTATCTTCCGGAACTAGCCAATGATTCTCATGGTGGCAGCAGGGACAGGCCCCCAGACTCAGGGTCTCAGCGAACATGGCCTCAAAGAAGGTTTCGTTCTTTGACGCTTCGTTCAACTCATTGATGATCTGGAGTCTGACCGCTTCCGAGGTACTGGGGTCAACCAGTAGCTCAGCGAGTGTGGCAGCATTCGCTTCATCAAATCCGTCTATCGCTACCTTCTTGTCGGCCATTGTGCATAGATCTCCCTTCCTAATTATACCGTTTGTTCGTTTGATGAAGCAGAATAGATTACTTGATGATATGCTCCCGAAGTTCATTGAAGATCATCTCGGATGATTTCCTCGTCGGGCGGAAGTCCGTCTTTGTAGCACGGAACAACAGGATGTGCCCTGATCTCCAGTGAGAACTGATCATGTCCTCTTGCTTACAGAGAAACTCTGTACCCTTAAATCCCGTCCGGTGGAGTGCTCGCTCCAACAGACCGCCATCGAAGCCGAACTGATGACCCATGCCAGGACGCTCAGTCTTTCCCCAGATCCCTGTTCTAATGAGGTGGGCCTGTTCATTGGTCCCGTGCTTCAGATTCACAAGGTACGTCTCGCACTGTTTTTCGAAGTCAGGTACCTCCACGTAGAAGGTACCACCTTCCTTCAGCGTCCGGAACATCTCTTCCAGCATGAGAGGCCACTTGTCCCGAGGCAGATGCTCCAGCACATGGATGGAGTGGGTTTCATCAAAGGTGTTGTCTCTGAACGGCATCTGGAACCCATCACCTATCACGTTAGGTCTACCCTGCGGGTTGATGTCAAAGTTGATCCACTCCGCCCTCTTGTACTGTCCCCGCGCGCAACTGCTACCTACGTTCAACTTCATTGTGCAACTCCCGGAAGGAAGTCCAGATTGGCCTCCTCCTTAGTCAGATTCCAGTAGATCGAAAGGGTCGTGACCACGCTGGCGTGCCCCAGCCACTCCTGCACCTGTTTCGGGCTGATCCCGCTGTCCAGGGCCAAGGAAGCGAACGTATGGCGCAGATCGTGGAACCGGATGTTCTCCAGACCGGCGTGTCCACACAGCCGTCTCAGGACGGGGTTGGGGTCGAATTGTTCAAATACCTTGGACTCCGGGTCCCTGAGGAGGAGGTTCCGGGCTGAGGTGAGAGCCTTCGACAGCTCAGGGCTCAAAGGCACGAATCGAGTCCTGCCCGACTTCGTAGGCCCATCATAGGAGTGGGCCACCTTGACACGCCCTTTGAGCATGTCCACGTCCGAGCACCGTAGGCCAAAGATCTCCCCTCGCCTCAATCCCCCATGGAGGGCCAGAAGGAGGACAGGGTAGAACCTGGGCTCCAGCCTGCGAGCTTCTGCCATCAGTCTAGCGGCCTGTGTGGCGTTTAGAGCCGTCACCTCGGTCTGCTGTTCACTGCGCTGCAAGCTCCTGATGTACTTCTGCGTGTCGATCTTCGGGCCACCCTTGAATGTGACATACCGCCCCAGCAACCTCATGAGAGTGATCTTAGTGTTCCGCGCTAGCCCCTTCTTGTCCCAGGAGCTTAGCATCAGCCTCGTCATGTCGTCGTTCCACTTATCGAACTCAGGATGGACATCCTCCATCTTGATGTGCTTGCGGAACAGGCTCTTGTAGGTGATGAGCGTGTTCGGTCTGCCGTAGAATGTGTCTTCGAATTCCATGTGATGTCTCCTCTTCCTAATTATACCTTTTTATTCCGGTCAACGGCAACCATAAAGCTAAACAAACTGCCTAATTAAAGTATAAGACGGTATAATTAGGAAGAGGAGACTTCCCATGGGCAGTGCTAGCGATTATGTGGAGAATGGCTCTCTCGACTTCTGGTTGAATGGGTCCACCGCCATCACCGGTCCTACCACCGTATATCTGGCTTTGTTCACTACTGGTCCTGATGATGATGGGACTGGCGGCACTGAAGTGTCAGGAAACTCGTACACTCGTGCCACCATTACTCCCACCGGAATAGACTCCTCCAGATTCACTATCACTGATGGTCTAGCCACCAACAGCGTCCGCATCACCTTTCCGGAGCCTACCGGCTCCTGGGGCACCATTGTCCTCGGCGGAGTCTATGACTCCGTGTCCATTGGGAACCTGCTGTTCCGAGTCACGCTCAGCAACGGCGAATTCACGGTCGTCACCGGCCAGCCCGTCATCTTCCCCACGGGAGAGCTTCAGGTCACGGCTAGCTAATGCCCGCCCCCGAGCACAGAGCTGCCTTCGTAGCAGCCGCCAGAGCGTTTCTAGGCACTCCCTGGAAGTCCAAGGGCCACGATGCCGAAGGTACGGACTGCGGAGGCTTGATCTTCGCATCCGGGTGGGCTGTTGAATCATTCGACCCTGACACAGACCACCACAGTTTCGGACATGCCACCAAAGGTAAAGTCGGCATCTGGGGTCCGTTCCCCGGTTGTCACCGGGTAGCCCAGCAAGCCAAGCAAGAGGGCGACATTCTGATCATGCAGAAGAGCTTGGTTACCTCCGGCCCTTACTACTGTGGGGTCCTCGCGAAGAACGAGGAGGGGGAGTTCACGATCATCCTTCAGCGCCCTGGAAAGGTCGTTGAAGAGGTTCTGTTGGAAGACATAATTCACAGCCGGCCGCTGCTCGGTGTGATCCAGAGACTCAATTTTCCGCCTGTAAAGGCTAACCTATCCGACCGCCCTACCCCAGAGGAGGCGGATAGAGACCCGGAAGTAATCACGTCATGAGCATGAGCGATGTGTTCGTCCAGGCGGTGATTGACCACTGGTTCGTGGAGGTCAATTCTACCGCGCTCTCCGGAGACACTACGGTCTATCTGGGGCTCAGCACCGCAGACCCGCTTGATGACGGATCTGGCATCGCGGAGCCCGCGACTTCTGCCGGCTATACGCGAGTGAACATCGGAGATACGTCGTCCATTGGCTGGGCCATAACTCTCGGTGTGGCTAAGAACAGCACAGAGATCAACTTCCCCATAGCTACTGCTAGCTGGGGTACGATCACGCACTGGTTCATTGCCACGAGTGGAACTCGCGGCGTTGCCCCGGACAGGTACTTTGAAGTATTTGGCACGTCTCAAACTATAGGCGCAAACGAGAGGCTGACACTTCCGGTCAATTTCTTCGATCTAGGCACAATCGACAACGGCACCTTCAGCGACATGCACTCCACGGCCTACGTGGACGACCAGATACTGAAATCCATGCTGAGAAATACGGCTGCTACCGTAGCCGCTACTTTCATCGGCGTTCACAGCTTCCCGTTCTTTGCAGTGCCGAACTACAGCCCAGACCCCTTTTCTTTCGGAGAAGTTTGGGACGCTATTGCTAATACTGGCTACCTTAGAACTGTAATTATTCCGGAGGACGGTTTCTTCGCGGGCTTTACTAACTGGGAGAACCATAAGGCCGGTGGAGTGCATAACGTAGGGACGTTCCTTCTCCCGCCCTTCACTACTGTGGATTTCGGATTCGGCTCAAAGTCTATCATAATCCTAGACTCCGCAGGTTCGGATCCGGGAGGAAGCTCCGACCCTGGATCCGGAGGCGGGAATTTGTTGTTCTGGGCTGAGAGAGCTAATCTCGCCGCCGTTGCCATAGGTGATGTGTTCCAAATTCTACTAGAGACATTTGATATTACGCTGGATGTGTAATTATGGCGCTTATAAACATAGATGGAACAGCGGCCATCTTCTGGTCCAATCTAGCGAATGACACCGCATTTCAGAGCACAGCACTGTCAGGCATCTCGTCGCTAGTATTCTACGTTACCGCAGAGGGTAACCTAGACCATCCGATCATCACGGGCACTGCATCTCTAATCTTCCAGGCACAAGGCGGAGCGATACGACCCGTAAAGCTCCCGCCCTGGACCCTGGTCCCCGGCCCTGACACTGGTGATACATACGAGTGGCGTCTACCGAACAACGGTGATCAGCACGGCGAACAGACCGTAGGTCCCGGTGATCTACTTATCAAGCCCAGCAAACTAGAGCTGGTACCTACCAACTCACCTAAGCGGTCTGGGGTACAGCACGGACAGGACGACTGGGACACTAGGACCGTTCCGTGCCCGTCGTGGTACGTTGCGGGCGACACGGTAGCTGGACTAGCTGGCGGCTGGGACAACGTCCCGGGTCCGAGCAAGACTGACACGTATGAATGGCGGCTACCGAGTAATGAGGATCAGCACGGAGAACAGACCGTAGGTCCCGGTGATCTACTGATTAAGCCTAGCAAGCTGGCGCTGGTACCTACCAATTCTCCTAAACGAGAAGGCGTCCAGCACGGTCAGGTAGACTGGACTTACACGAATATCCCGGATAATCGGTGGTACGTCATGGGCGACACGCTCCTAGCGCCACCTATCGATTGGAGCGATGTGGAAGGCCCGAGCAAGACTGACACGTATGAATGGCGTTTGCCGAACAACGGCGATCAGCACGGAGAGCAGACTGCTGCACCGGGCGACCTACTTATCAAGCCCAGCAAACTAGAGCTGGTGCCGACCAACTCACCTAAGCGGTCTGGAGTCCAGCACGGGCAGGACGACTGGACGTTTGAGAGTAATGAACCTAGTTCCTCGTGGTACCTTGCCACGATTGAGGATTGTTAGATGGCGACTAGAGAAGGCACGTTTTACGGAATCTGGCCCGTCCTTGACGGCAAGCCCCTGAATCTTCAGTGGGGTGAGATCCGGTCGAATCAAGCAGAGCTTAAAGCTATCGTTCGTAACTCAGAGCAGGAGCTGGAGGACGGCGTAGATGAGCTGAACGCCCTACGCTCTCTGCTGGGTCAGGCGTACGGTGACCTAACCTTCCGTAACAAGTTCCGCTTCTTCTACGACAAAGTCACCAAGGAGCTGTGCTGCCAGAAGAATGACGGTACAGTGGATGTACCGATCTGGACCGATGCTTGGTGTGTTCGCTTTGTGGACGGTCAGTTTCAGGTCGTCAGCCAGGGCGGCATACAGAGTGAGGCTGGTTTCTACGGTCCCGGTCTCCAGTCCATTGAGGAGGTTGCCGAGAGCAGCTCTTCAGCCGACGTTTCTATCCGTAACCCCACTAGGATCTTCTTCAACTCGGATGACGGCCTACAGGTCGTGCCCATCGCCGGGGGCGCTAACCAGGGCCAGCCAGAGATTCGATTCTCTCAACCCTTCGGTAAGGCTCAGCAGTTTTCCAAGTCCGGTAAGGTATGGCAGGTTAACCATAACTTCGGAGTGAGCCCGGTCATGGTTCAGGTCATGGACGGTGACGACCAAGTTATCATCCCGGATCTGGCTGACGTTTCGGATCCGAATACCGCATGGTTCTATTTTGATGAAGTCTTCACCGGCAGCGTCTATATCGCCTCGGGCGGTCTCGGTGCTGCTTCCCTGGTACCGCGTGACCCGTTCTACCTGACGGTACGTCACAGCGGCCAGCCTGCACGCCCGGACAACACGTTCAGCCCGAACGCTGACATGATCTTTGATGAGAAGTGGTTCTACATCAATCCCGATCAGGACGAAATCGCTGGCGGAGCCCACAAGACGGTTCGCATTAGTCTGACTGACGAGGCGACCAACCCGGGCATCACCTTAACGGATGGCGACAACGTCTACTTCTCCGCCCCCGATGTCAACTTCAATGGAGAGCACTTCTACCTGTCCTCGAACCTTGACGGCGAGCCGGTAGTCAACCTTGAGCCCAAGGCGCTCCTCATCGTTGAGGAGACTGACGGGAACCCCTCCGTCGTTGATGTAGAGAAGATCATCTTCGCTAACAGCATCGTCACCGACAACGGTAATAATACTGTCTCTATCGCGAATGTCGCGAGTAACTTGGAAGTCACAGACGGGACCAATCTCTACTCGTCTGTTGACTTCCAGAACTACAACGGCGCTGAATTCTACCTTAGCTCCGATCTCTCCGGTAACCCGGTGGTCAACCTCGTAGGCGGCGGAACAGACCTGACCGTAACGGACGGCGTTAATGTCTATCTTGAGGTAGCCCAGCAGAACTACAACGGAGTCAACTTCTATCTCAGCTCCGATGAAGACGGCAACCCGGTGGTCAACTCCATCCCCGAAGTCACCGCCTACATCCATACTCAGTCTCCGCCGACTGTGGAGTGGATTGCTAATCACAATCTGGACGCTACACTCGTTATTGCCCAGGCGTATGACGACCAAGACCGCCAGATCGTACCCGATGTTATCGACGCCTCCGATCCGGCCACTACCTACTTCTACTTCGTGGAAGCCCAGGCTGGTAGGGCTGTCATCAGCACTATCGGTGCTTCTGCCAATGTAGGCTCTCACTCTAGCCTTGGCGGCCTGATCTCAGACGATCACACCCAGTACATACTGGCTGACGGCACCCGAGCATTCACTGGCGATGTGGACTTTGGCGAGAACAACCTCACTGGTATCGGCCTCATCACTGGCGATAACCACGTTGAGGGCAGCCTCACGGCTGAGGCGTTCTACATCAAAGAAGGCGGAGAGCTGACCCGCGATCACGGTAGCCTTGACGGCCTTGCCGATGACGATCACACCCAGTACATACTGGCTGACGGCACCCGAGCATTCACTGGCCCGCTCCAGGGCGACCTGACCGTCGCTGGTCATGTCCGTTTTAACGACACGCTGAACGTAGAGAATGCTGTCACCGCTGAGGCGTTCTACTTCAATAGCGGCGGCGAGGCCCCTCAGAGCTACGTCGAGGAGTTCACAACTTCCCTGGAGTGGATCGTCAATCACAGCCTGCAACGCCCTCACTTCATAGCTCAGGCGTGGCAAGATAACGGGCTTCAGGTCATCCCGGACACGATCGATGTTTCTAACCATAACACGGCCTACTTCTACTTCACTACAGCAATGGCAGGCAAAGCCGTCCTGTTTGCGGTAGGCTAGACAAAGGATACGGTCTGATGAAGCATAATGCGAATACTGAGATCAAGGGTGACCTCCGCGTCCGCGGGCAGGTAAGGAGTGGGCTGCACGTTGAGGATGTGGTCACGGCTGAAGCCTTCTATCTGAAGACCGGTGGAGAGGTTGGCGGTGGAGGTAGTGCCCTTACCGTAGAGGAAGAGGACGGCAACCCCACTATCCCCAATGTCACGCTACTCAAGTTCTCGAACACTACTGTCACCGACAATGGCGGCGGCTCTGTTAGCGTCGCTGGCGGCAGCGGATCCAATCCCCGCCTCAATACTGTCACCGCTAAGGGCTTCTACCTTGAGTCCGGTGGTGAGTGGAGCGAGGCTGGCTTCCAGGCTATTGATGGTGAGTTCGGCGCCCCGAGCTTCACCTTCCAGAGCAACAACGCCCTCGGACTCTGGAACCAGTCCGGTACTCTAATCATCGAAGCGAACGACGGCCTTAAGGCTATCGACTCGATCGGTTCGCAGATCTTCTCCGCGGATCGCGAGGGCTTCACAGCCGGCAACAGGGTCAAGGCTGAAGCCTTCTACCTTAAGGGTGGCGGTGATCTGAGCGCCGACCAGTGGCTGTTGCCTGACGGCACCCAAGCGCTTCCTTCCCTTGGCCTCGCTTCACAGCCAGACATGGGCATGTATAAGGAGGCCACGGACCAGCTCACCTTCGTGATCGGTAACGAGGAGTTCCTCAGCTTCGATGCTACCGCTATCGCGGTGAAGATCGCCAAGCCGCTGCTGATCCCTGATGGCACCGCAATCGGCCCGTCCATCCGGTTCAACTCGGATGCTTCCACCGCCCAGTCCGGTATCTACAAGCCCGGAACGGGTGAGATCGCCATCGGTGCTGACGAGACTGAAGCTATGCACTTCAGCAAGGCAGGCGTCCGAACGCCCCATAAGTTCAAGGCTGAGAACTTCTACCTTGGACGAGGTGGTGACCTATCTGACGACTTCATCACCTTCCAAATCGAGACTCTCTCAGCAAAGAACTACTTCATAGACGTGAGCGCTCCGTATGACTATGAGATCTCTGAGGTTGTACTCCGGTCTGAATCGGGCACTGGCATTGCTTCGTTCTACGTGGATCCGGTGGGCGGAACTGGCGCTGGTAGATACGGTCGCCCGATTGAGGGCCTGATTGACTTCTACATCACTCAGGACAAGCAGACCTTCACGATCACCCCATTCCCTATCGGACAGGGTGACGAGTGGTTCATGGGCGTTGAGAGCGTAGTCGAAGCTCGGGACGTTGCTGGTACTGTGAGGATCAGAAGGTAACCATGCCGCGACATATCCTATTCTCTAACGGTGGCCCGTCCGCTGCCACCGCGTTCAATTATCAGCATCCGACTGAGATCGACTTCAAGGCCAACACCACCGCCCAGCTCGATGCCCAAGGCGGCGGTGACCCTCGCCACTTCCAGACCCTCGCCGACGGTGGTGGGGCGGGGGATACCGTTGCCCTCCACTTCGCTATTGATACGGACTACACGTATTCTGTCTTTACGTGGTTCACTGGTGCCACCGTCGCCGCCGATAATGGTGGTGTCATGACTCTCCGAGAGGGTACCAACTGCTCTACCACCGACGCCACGTCCGACTCCCCCGGCACACGTATCGCAGACAACTACATGGAATCCGGATCGGGTCGTAACGGAGCTGGCGGTCTGTTCAACCACCTCCGTCCGAGCAGTGGTCGAGACGCGGAATGGGGTGTCCAGTTCGGTGACATGAGTCTAGCTTCCAGTTGCGTCATCGCGTTCAGCAACGAACAGTTCCGTCCCAAGGTCCTTCGGTTCCCTGAGCGCGAGATCTTCCCCGCTTTCAACGGGTTCATCAACCGTGACGGCTGGGCTCAGCACCTCTGGGAGTCAGAGTCCGGTGGTGATACGGACGTGACCTCCGAGAAGAAAGCCTTCACGATTCCGTTTCAGTCGGATAACGAGGAATGGCTGTTCGTCATCACAGGTCGAAATGAGAACGACGCCGACCACGCTTCGGGCGATCCCACGGACAACCGCTACACTCCGTACCTAGATGGCCCTCCCAGCTTCGGTACCGGGGTAGACATGTTCAACGTCCGGACTAACAACATCACCGCTGGTGCCACGAAGACTGGCCGCGGCTTCAACTGGGTCCAGCCCGTACAGAACTTCGAGGAGCGCCTCCAGTTCCACATGACGGTCAAGACGCTACCGGCCGGAGATTATGAGGCGTGGTGGGTATGGAACCGGCATCAGGCCAATACCGACAACCAGAACTTCGACAACGCCACCTTCAATATGTGGCGCTTGAACCACTTCAGGAATCGCTCCTATCACAAGATCACTGATGCGCTGACCACGGGTAGCCTCGGCTCCTACGGTCCCACTCCCTGGACCACGGAAATCACCCTCCCGGCCGATGCCGGTCAGGTGCTCATTCTCTTCGCCACCACTAGGCATGACAGAGGCGGTCTCGATTCGAACGACCAGCGTTTCCGTATTCAGCGGAACGGCGTGACTCTGGTTGACAAGATCACCAACACGTCTTCTGGCGGCACCACGGACAGTCATAGCAATGTGACCCCTTCCACGGACAACCAGACCGCCCCCGTTCACTGCATCTGGGCTGATAAGCCGGGTCCCGGCACCCATACTTACACGGTTCAGGTGAACCCTGAGGTTTCCAACACGATGTACAACCGACGCGATGACGGCTCTGCCGGGTATGAGGGTGGCATTCTATTTGTCGGCGAGTGCGTATTCGCACAGGACGAGGCTGCTTAGTCATGCCCGATGAACGAGGAGAACGCGATCTCAGGAACACCCGCCTCAGGAGGCTTACCGAGCTGGAGTTGCAGACTATCTCACCCCAAAACCTCGCAAAGTTCAATGCCATCACAGCGAGGCAGCGAGAACAGCGTGATCGACAGAGGCAGGACCCTGACATGCCTCCCCTTGGGAACCCTAACTGATGCGAATTAACGGCGACATGGAAGTGGACGGCAGCATCATTGCGGACAATGGCTCTACGTCAGGCCCTGCCCGAGCGCGCCCCCGTGTCTATTCCGAGACTGTTGGAGACCAGCGGATTACCCTTGCGTCCAGCCCTGAGGCCATTGACAACATGTCCGCTATCGAGTTTCCCTCGACCCCGGATGGCGTGAAGCGGTTCAAGGTTACGTGGCTGCTGGAGTGTGAAGAGATCACCCTCGGCAACCGGCGTAACGTGGACATCTTCGTATACGTCGGTCCTGACGGAACTGGCACGGGCAATGATACTGTGATTAGAGAGCTTAACGAGAACCTCTCGGATGAGCTTTGGTTCATTCACCAGTATGTCGCGATGGAGGTTACCCCCGCAGTGGGTGACACGAAGTTCGGCATGACCATCAGCATCTCCGGAGAGGACATGGACGTTCTCGGCGAAGGCGGAACCTACACCGGAGCCCGGTCCATCCTTATGATCGAGGAACTTGAGTAATGCGATACAACGGCAGCGTCATAGTCCGAGGCAATCTCAACATAGCTGGAGAAGCTGAACTTGAGTCCCCTAAGGGTACATACTACTCTAAGACGGACGGCGATCAGACCATCGACACGTCTGAAGAGGACTACACGGACCTCACCGCCCTCGACTTCCCCGCTCCCGGGCCTCAGGGTATCTACATCTTCTCAGGGAATACACAAATCACTGACGCTATTCCCGGCGAGCAGACTCGATACATCACAACGCTGAACTGGGGTACGAACGGCACCATCGCAGATACCAACGCCAAGACGATGGTAGATACAGAGTTCACCACCCAAGAACGCCGCTTCGCCGCCGTAGGCTACACGGGCTACATCGTCACTCCGGACAACCCGCTGACTGACAAGTGGGGAATGTCTGGCTTCGCTCTCGGCTCCAACCCCTCCCACGTCATCGCCGGCAATACCACGGCTGGGCTCCTCTGCGACGTTTTCATCGAGGCGCTGTAATGGCTTACGAACACAACGGTGACGTAGAAATCGAAGGTAATCTCAATGTCAACCTCACCGCGGATAACCCCGTGGGGACGCTGCTGAGCACGCTGACCGTCACCTCGGAAGCCTCTGCCACGTTCACCAACGTAGAGTCTATCCCGATCGCCGAGCTACAGGCGCTCACGTTCCCCGGTACCCCGGACGGCGAGACCCAGTACATTGTGCAAGGCATGATCCGGACGGCCAACGCCGATACGATTTCCGGCAACTCCCGTCATAGGGTATACATCCGAGTAGGCACTACAGGCGGTCTCAGTGACGCTCTCTTTTTGGCTATACCGGATGACCACTCGAACGACGGTTCAGCCGACGTGCATCGTAGGACCGTCTCCTTCTTCTTCCTCTATACCCCGACGAATACTGAGACGGTCACGTTCTCGGGGATCACCGAGGTCGTTAACGATAACATCTATTTCGAGGTTGGCAGCTTCGTCAGTATCACGGAATGGCCTTGATTAATGTTGATCATTGGGCTTAATCAAACAAACAAACGGTATAATTAGGAAGAGGAGAGTATTACTATGCCTGCATATGTAGGAACACGAATTAATACGTTCGCAGGAGACGCCGTTCTCGGCCTCCGTACGGTGGTAGCCGCCAACGAGTCGGCGCTTATCATAGGTATCTACGTCGCCGCCACCGCTAATGATATTGTTGATTTTACCGACTCGGCTGATGTCACGTTGGCTACTATCGCCGTTGGAGCCAACGACACGGAGTCGATCCAGACTCCGTTTGTTGTTAGTAATGGCTTCATTGCCGATGTTACGCTGTCTACATCGTTCGTCACCGTGATCTGGCGTCCCGGCGCTTAATCGTGGCTGAGACTAGGGGTGACCATGCGGTAAAGCGCGAACTTGCTGTTGGCGGTAACGCTAAGTTCAGCAAGGGAGTGGATAGCCCTTATCTGGAGATCATTGATCAAAAGGTCAGTGGCACCTCTGCTGGCACGTTCACAGGGGGTACTTGGCGTACCCGTGACCTGACTAACGTAGTTTTTGATGATTTCTCGTTTGCCACCAATCCAGGCTTCTACCTGGGCCTAGGCGGCGATTTTACGTTGAATGCAGGACTCTACTACTGTGATATATCGGCGCCGGCATTTAACGTCAATGAGCACGTTGCCCGCCTAGCGGACGTGACAGATGACCCTGGTGACTCGGCCCCGACGGTCGTCCTGGGGACCTCGGAGTTCGCTGCGGATACTGAGCTTTGGCGAGACTTCGAAGATAGGGTAATGCTCGTCGCGTCTGCCAGTCAGACCAGATCTTTCGTTACTGGAAGGTTCCAGCTTTCCGGGACTAGGACTTTGGAAGTCCAGCACCGCTGCTCTAATACGCAGACGACTGACGGATTCGGGAGTGACGGTCTCTTCTATGGGACCAATAACGTCTATACCGTCGTCAAGATGTGGCTGATACGAGACGATACATAAGGGAGAGGAATAATATATGTCTGAAGATACACGAGGCGAGATGCTCATTCGTAGGGAAGAGGCGAAGCTTGAACGTGCAAAGGCGAAGCTTGAGGCTTACGAGAAGACTATGACCGATACCATCGCGAGCCTGCTGAAGCAGGAGCGCAATAAGAAGGCTCTCGCGAGGGACGCCATGGAAGCTACCCGTAACCCGGGACGCCGTGACGAGATGTTGGACAAGGCTGACGGAGGCATATACAATGATGACGGAGAGATCGTCACTGGAAAAGAGCCTCGCCCCTGGGAGAATTAGTCATGGCTTGGGGTGAAAAGAAAGAACTACTCATCGCTGAGAACGCGGTGCAGAAACGTGAGATCGAACTACTCCGTGAGCAGATCGGTGAGTTGAAGCAGGACCGCCTTGAGTTGAAGGGTCAGCTCCAGTCCACTCAGGAAGCCTTGATCGCCAAGGAGTCACCCGAGGCTTACCGCGATCAGAAGTACGAAGCTGATCTGGCCGCGGCTGAGGAGCCTACTGAGGCAGAGCAGGAAGCCTCCCGTCTCCAGCGTAAACGTGCTGAGATCGCTGGTCGCTACCTAGTTGAAATGGAGAGCGACTTGTTCAAGAGCCCTGATGACATGATCCAGATTCTGACTCGCGGTACGGGTGCGCCCCTCAGTGAGACGGCATCGCTACATGGAAATGACGAGTCATGAAAGACGGTGTAACCTACAAGCTGACGGCCAAGGGTCATCTCCACGCTATCGATGAGTTGGGTGTTGGAGACCGCGATAAGGTCGGTGCGGCTATCAAAACCTATGCGGATACCGTCAATTCAAACAAGCAGAGCCTCCATTGGCAGCGTTCTGTCCGTTGGATTGAGAATATCTTCTTCACGTCGGGTCGTCACTACATTGACGACATCCTCACTTCACGGCTGTCCAACTCTGGTGAAAGCAGCGTTGGTGACTTGTCCGTTGTGCAGGAAACCACGAATAACATACCGAAGCCGACCAATGACTTGCTCGGCCGGTACATCGAAACGAACATCGCCCTCTTGACTGAGAACCGTCCCCGCCCTAGGGTGACCCCTAAGTCTGAGCGTGACGAAGACCAGACCGCCGCTGAGCTGTCTGAGCTGACCCTGGAGCATCTCTGGGAATCTCTGAGGATGCCCGACAAGATGCGTGACATGGCTCGCCTTGTCCTGCATACCGGCTCTTGCCTGATGGAGATTGCATGGGACCCGACTATTCCCCGTCGAGTCCAGACTGCCTCCACAAAAGAAGAGATCGGCGTCACTCTCCCTGAGGGCGCTGGACCCCCCATTGCAGCTCCTCGTAATGTACCGGTCCTCGATGAAGAGGGTCGCCCGGTCATGTCTGAGACTATTGAGTACGGAGACATCCGAGCGAGTATCGTCTCCTCGTTCCAGTATCACACCCCGGCTACCCACTACTGGGAAGACCTGGGCTGGGTACTGAAAGAAGAGTTCCAGCCGATTGACAAGCTCCGGGACAAGTACCTCACCCCGGGCAAGCAGGCAGCAGGTCTGACCTCTGATAATGGTTGGCACCTCGATGCGTTGAACGATCTGGCTGATGAGAATGTAACGTCCCTCTCGCTGTGGTGGTGGGAGCGGATTAGTGAGTTGGTTGAAGGCCCTGGCCCCAGCCTCTACATCGGTTCCCCGGATTACTGGGACGGGCATGTCATTGTCCGTACCTTCGATCGGGCTCCCTCGTCTCGCTGGCCGAATGGTCGAACTATCATCACTGTTGGTGACCGGGTTCTCTACGACTCGCCGAAGAAGATCGGTGCCCGTGCATACGACAAGCGCTGGCCCCACCGCTGGCACCCCTATATTCGCTATCGGTGGGAACCGCAGGTAGGTAGCATCCACGGACGGAGCCTTGTATCGAAGCTCCTGCCTAAGATCAAGCGAATTAACGCCATCGACACTACCCTCATTATGTGGCGTCATACTGTCCCTATTGCGACATGGATTGCCCCTAAGGGCTCCATGCCGGTTGAGGATCTGTGGACTGGACGCCCTGGAATGATCTGGGAGTACGACCCGCGACGGACTAACGGTGCTGCCCCGCAGCCTGTCATGCCGCCGCCGTACCCGGTTGCAGCTATCCAAGAGCGTGAGACTCAGATCCAAGAGATGGAAGCCATCGCAGGTACTGAGCAGATTCTCCGTGGTGAGCGCCCCGTTGGCGTGAACTCCGCGGCGATGGTTGACATCCTCCGGAAGCAGGCCCTGGCTAGCCGCTCTGCCATTCTCCAGGCATGGGACGAGTCCCATCAGGAGCTTGGTGAGTTGATGCTACAGACCACTATCCGGCACGTTGCTGAAGACGCGCGATACCTTGAGCGTATCCGCATCCTCGCCCGCGAGAAGCACAGCCGAGTTTCGATTGAGGCGTTCTCCGGAGCGGACCTGTCGGACAACGTGATGGTGCGCGTGGACACGGCAAGCATGGCCCTGGTCTCCAAGGAGGCCCGTGAGGCTAAGATGATCGAGGTACTCCAGTACCTGCCGAACCTGCAAGCTATCGAGGACGTTGGTTTGAGACAAGCAATTCTTGACGAGCTAGGCTTGAAGAACGCCATCATGCCGAGTGGCCCGGACGTGAACCGTGCCAAGAAGATGGTGAGCCTGATCAAGCAGGGTCAGTTCGATCGCATCGCCATGATGCCTGAGGACGATCCGAACATCTTCGCCGCCCTGCTGGTCAATGAGACCAAGAGCGACGGGTTCATCGATATGCCGCAGGATCAGCAGCAGATGATGGTTCAGCTCATAGAGATCTACCAGAGGCAGATCGCTCTTCGCGAGATGCAGCAGCGCCAGATGATGGAAGACCAGATGAGAATGCAAATGGAAATGGAACAAGCATCCAAAATGGGACAAGGATCCGAGGAGTAAACGATGGCTAATGCCTACGGTCGAGGTGCCGCAACTTCCGCGGGACGCGGCGGCAACTACGACGCTTATGATTGGAAAGCTAAGGACGCTAAGGGTTATCTCTCTGCTAGTGAGAATATCGGGTATGAGTCCGCTATCGGTTTCATGGGTAAAGATCATAGGCTGAAGACGAATAAGGTCCACAACGTCGAGCGTCGCATTACTGAGACGAAACAGGCTGGCGAACTTGCCAGCAAGTATCGTGATATTGCTGGAGGCCGAGCTTTCGGTGCATACGCCGCGGGCGCTACTCAACACTCTAAGCCTTGGCTGCGTACAGCTAAAGAAGGTCTGCTCAACGCTAGGACCGTTGACAACAGCCTTGCCGGCCTCGATCAACTGGGCGGTGATATGTCTGTTGGTGCCCACAATTATTGGGCTACCAACAGAACAGCCGCTCACATGAGTCCAGCCGGCCTCGTCGAGCGGGAGCGCGGAACCCGAGCAACCGAAGAGCAGTCACGAGATCTACTCCGTGGTGAAACTACATTTCGTGGTCGTGGAGTTGAAGAGAGTAGACACTTCGGCCAGCAGATGCAGGCACTTAGAGAAAATCGTCGCCCCGAAGATCCCAACTCTCCGACGGCTTCTAGGCAGCTCCCCTGGTCGGAATTCGAGCAGAATAAGACCGGGAGGAAGAAGCGCCCGGAGACCTTCGGTCAGTGGACGCCTGCCTCTTTTGATCCTAACAACACCACGGGTACAAGGACTCAGGGTTATCTCGGCGGAGATCGAAACCAATCCATCGGTTACAAACGGAACGACTCCCGTAACTACACGTCGGGACGAGTCTAAGTCATGGCTGAAGAAATTCACTACGACGCTCCCAGAACCGACAAGCTTCTACTACTAAATACCGTAGCCGGCTCTGCCGCTACTGTTGGTGCAGCTAAGGCTGTTGAGTCCATTCTGAGTAAGAAGGCCGCAGGCCGACAGATCACCCCTCCCCCCCGCCAGAACCCGATCGCGCTTACGGAGGCCATGGAGGCTGAGGCTGAGTACACGCAGAGGGCACGGCGCACAGCCCAGCACCCGCAGAAGCGGTGGTCGGAGAGTCAGTGGCAGAACAACCCCAATCAGATGAAGAGTGCTGTGAAGTCCGGTAGGCTAACGAGAGCGGCTGCAAAGGCTCGCTCCCGCATGGGTGGCCTGGGCATGATGCTCGGTCTCCCCGCAGCCGTTATGGACTATCTGGATATTGAGAAGGAAGGCGGTCCCAGAGCAGCCCGTCTCGGTAAGTTTGTTGAGCGAGCTACAGGGTTCCCCTCGGGCACCTTGAATCGCCCCATGACTGACAAGGAAAAAGAGACCGCTCTGAGCATCTAGGGAGACTATATGAGGGAGGACAGCGTAATCGTGTTTCTGGACGACGACCCTAAGCGGGCCGCACTCCAGTTCCAGCGCATGACACCGAAGGACCAGAAGCGCACGTTCTGGATAACCACCGTGAATGAGACGCTTGACATGCTCAAGACGTATCGCGAGCGATTGGACATCGTGGCACTAGACCACGACCTGGGCAGTGAGCAGTATGTTCACACCAGTCGAGAAGACTGTGGCATGGAAATCGTCCGGTGGCTAGAGAAACAAGACGCGGAGCGGTACTCGCACGTAAGATTCATTGTTCATAGTTGGAACATCCCCGCAGCCAGAAAGATGGCTGCTCGACTCATAAGAAAGGGCTACCGTGTGGTACAGGTACCCTTTGGATCTTGATCTTTACCTAGAATTGAACAATAAGCTTAATCAAACAAACAAACGGTATAATTAGGAAGATACATGTCTGATCCTACTAAAGTTTTAGAGCCGAATCGCCTGGGGGACACTGTTCTCAATCGTGGCGTAGAGATGTTGGTAGCTAACTATGGCTTCGGAGTTCCTGAAGCCAAGGGTGAGGTTGAGAACATCGGCCCTGAAGAGCACAAGCACAAGACTCGCGTGTCTAAGGCTCGCGAATTTGGCAAGAAAAAGGAAGAGGTTGGATTCTAATGGCCGATAAGAAACGTCAGATCCTGCTCAGCGAAGACAAGAGCGAAGAGCACAAGCCCAGTTGGGCCTCTCGCGTTGAGAAGGCCATCAAGGGCAAGATGAAGATCAAGGGTGGAGTCCTGAGCTACGAGCCCACCAAGGTTGACTCCTTCATGGCTGGCAAGCGCCGATCTCACCCGAAGGGCAAGCGTCATTTCGGAGTTGAGTACGAGAGGAAGTTCTAATGCCTCCCGAGAACCTAAAGAAGAAGGCTCGGACGCGCATCATCATTGGTGATGCCTCCACCACCGGCTCGTTCGTTAAGGAGCAGACTATCAAGCTGAAGAAGATGAAGCGCGGCGGTAAGGGCTACGAGTTTGGTACGGGACGCAAGAAGGGTTCTAGCACTACTGGCAGCATTACTAGCAGTATGGGCGGTAGGAGTCGTTAGGGCGGCATATGAAGATCTTTGGAAGTAAGTCTCCTGTTGATTTCATCCATGGTGAGAAGCCTGAGGTGCCTATGGTACGCCCGCCTGAGGGTAGTATTAAGCGCATGGCCTCGCGAGTTGGACCTCTACTGGACGTTAAGTGTATACTCGATAAGGTCTACAGCAATGGCTATTTCGAGAACCACTACCCTGACGCAGACAGGACTTTGAAGGGTCTGCTCCACAAGAGAGCTATGCAAGCCTGGGCGCAAGCTGAACACTTCGGCTCAGATCTTAATGACTATGACGATGAAAAGAAGGACAAGCAGATTAGCTTGGTAATCAATATAGGTGCCTAGCCATGGCAAACCTAACTGATGAGCAACGCGAAGCTCTAAATAATTGGACAAGAACTCAGCCTTCGCTTAGAAACGCATTTGAGTATACTATAGGACAAGGTGTGCCGGGCACGGCTCCTCCTAGTGACGGATTGGGAGACAGGCTAATTGCTCCGGAACCGGGAAGTGATGCTGAAGTGGCAACCCTACAGAAAGAAGTAGACTTCACAGCTAGCGACTCTGTTATCTATCAAGGGTTTGCTGATCCTGGCACTGAGTCAAGTGAAGCTCTATGGCGCATCACTAGGACTACGTTTACTACGAACTCTCCGAACTCGGACGATGTAGCCGTAGAGTTCGCGAGCAACGATACTAGCTTCGTCCATATTTGGGACGATCGACTCACACTGAGCTATGGCCCGTAATGGGCAAGATCATAGTGTCCGGGCCTGGATGCTCCGGCACTACCTACATGGTAGGTCTGCTCGGTAAACTAGGTGAAGAGACTGGCTTCGATGCCCTGTCTGTAGAGAAGGGGCTTGAGTGGCGCTACCATCAGCTCCACTTGGATGCCAAGAAAAAGGGCTACCACGATCAATCTCCTAGAGTGATCAAGTACCCTTTTCATACTCCGAACCACAAGACAGGCGAACTACATAGGCCGATCCACTTGTTTAGGGATGCGGACCTACTGAACTGGAAGATTGACCACGTAGTATTCATGCTACGGAGTCGTGAAGGAATGGAGGAGTCGCGCTACAATCGCACTCTCTCCGCGGCAAGTAATAACCCGCATCGCGTAGTACAGCACAAGCCTGGGCTCTACGAATACGTGATGGAAGAGTTTTACGCTCATCTGGAGGGCATTGAGGAGAGGCAGTGGAGTTACACTATCTGCTGGTTCCCTAGAATTGCTCTCGATGAAGATTATGCCTGGGACACCCTAAACCGTCAACTTGTCGGTTCTAGGAAACCAGTAGTTGCTAGCGAAAAAGCATTTAAGAAGATTTGGAGCGCTCACAGCAGAGCTGATAGAGTTCACGGGAGATAGTATAGATGGGCGTTGCGATTACTCAAGTCATGACTGTCCTTGACGACGGGACCGCTACTACAAACTGGGTACCGGCGGTCAGTGGCTCCGCGGCTGTAAACACCGATTCGTTTCCTCCCGGTGCTACTAGCTCTATCTCGGATAAGGTCTCGAACAGTATTGACGGGTTGCTCTACGACGCCCCGGGCGGTATCGGCACGTTCACTTCAGGTGACCACATTGGCATCTGGTACAACTTCTTCTTCGGTGAACTAGACACTAAGGCACTTGGTGGCATCCGATTCAGGATAGCCGGAGCTTTGGTGACCGACTTCGCCGATGTATTCATCGATGGAGTAGACACCGGGAAATCTGGCTGGCAGTACGTGGTTGTCTCGCTTGATCGTGTCATTGAGAATCCCGACGCCATCGGCGGCGTCTGGACTCCGGCCATTGGACTTATCCAGCACGTCGGGATCGTGGTTGATATTCTAGGGAACGTGGGCGGCAACAATGATAACATGGCCGTTGCGTCGGTCTCACAAATCCCTGCTGGCTCCGTTACGCTGCGTTACGAAGGCACTGGCACGGGCTCTTCTGGCGACTTCGATTGGAACGACGTAGCCGTTGCCACGATTGCCGACACGGGGCGCGGGATCATTACTCAGAATTCCGAGGGCGTGTTCATTATCAACGGCCCTATTGAGTTTGGTGATACCACTATATCGAGTGTTGACACGAACCTAGTGGATCAGGGCGTAGTCATTGCGTTCGGTAATCAGGAGTTCACGGAACCAGGGTTCCTGGGCATCACCGTATCGGCCAATTCCACTGATACGGTACAGGTGAACGCTGGAACGAAGCTGGGATCTGGCGAGACTGCGGTCGGCGTTGGCGGCTGGACAATCATTACTGGTGGACCGCGCTGGTTCATCGACGCAGAAGACGCGAACATGGATGGTTTCAACCTGTACGGGTGTTCCTTCTCTGGTTCCGGACCATGGTCGATTGACGACGCGGCAGTAGAAATTATTTCGTGCGTGTACTCAGACTGCGACACGATTACGCTGACCGGCGCTGTCTCTGGTGGCCCGGTAATGCTCTCGAACTTCTTTTCGGCCGCTCCAGGGCCTAGAGCGCAGATTGTATTCACGAGTGGCGTGACTCCTTTCAACGGTCAGTTCGATTTCAACGGCTTCGCGAACATGAAGTGGTTCGCCATCGAGATTCCGTCATCGTCCGGACAGTTCGACCTTCGAGGCGTTACGTTCTCGGGTAACGGGACCAACCGCGATGTACTGCTCTCGAACACCTCAGGCGACGTACAGCTCAACGTACTAGAGACTGGTGACACGCCTGGAGTGACGAACGGTGCGACCATCACGGTCACTATGGTTGGCACTTGCGATTTTCTCGCGGTGATGGCAGGAACGTGGTCAGAAGCTCTCGGTACCGAGACGAACGACCTCAGTAGCGCGACCGGTACTTTGATCACTCAAACAACGGCGTCACTAGCCGTCGATGACGACACGTTCGCCATCGCGGCGGTGAGCCCAGGCGGAGCGTTCAATGACACTCTGACCTACACGGGAGCGAGCGACGAGTACGAGGATGGGTCGGAGTTCAACGAACCGTCAGTAGGCGGCGGCGTGGTCATGCGCCAAGGTATTGATGAAGCTACCTTCGCCGCGGCGACCCGAGTTGGTTTCCCGGTCTACGCCGGCACAGAGTCTGAATCCGTCCAGGGCATCGTCCATGTTGATGCGGCTGCTGGCGGCACACCTGTGGTAAACCTAGACGCTTTGACGGACAGCACCAAACCTGCCCTGCGCCCCTGGCAGGTAGTTCGTGCCGCCAGCACGATCACGTTTAGCTATGGCGCAGGTAACAGCGACGCCGGCAAGGGTACAGTAGACGCGGAGCGCTACTTGTACGTGGCAGTGGTCGCCATAGACGATACCACGGCTGCGAACACTGCGGTGTCCACCATAGTTTTGAACCACAGCGGTGGCACTGACGCACTTGCGGGACGAACTACTAGCTTCCCGATTCAGGACGACAACACCGGAGCTAGCGGCCCGTCACTTGAGCTGGACGTGTGGGATTACGATGTAGACGATGCAGGCTCATTCCCGCTAGATCAGGGAACGTATGACGTGAACAACAACGTCACGGTTACGGTGGCTGGACTCACAGAAGGAGCGTCAGCCACTATGCTGGCTGATGCTGGAGGAGACCTTGCAGAAGGAACAGTCATTGGCACCTACCCTGCGCTTGCTGACTCAGTAGGTGAGGCGTCTTCGTCTCACTCATTCACGAACCCTCAGCCGGTGAACGTGAGAGCTAGATACTCTGGTGCGTCTATCTCTGCGATTCAGGAAGACAACAGTCTGGCATCGTTTACTGGCTTCCAGACTGAAACGAACGATTCAACGCTTAACAACGTGATCTTGATGCCAGCCACTGAAGCCATTGACGACGCTTTTTACGTCGGAATGCTCGCGCAGTATACTGACTTGACTTTCACGGTTAGTGCTGGGCAGGGACGAGCTGGCACTTGGACAGTGACTTGGCAATACTGGAACGGTAGTATATGGACGGCGCTATCCAACGTCGTAGACGGAACAGATTCTTTCGCTAACACAGGCTGTCCGATGGTCACCTGGGATCTTCCCGGTGACTGGGATACGACAACCGTTTCAGCGGCTGGAGAAACGACGACGGTGCTATACTTTGTACGCGCAAAGATCACTTCGTTTACCGGTGCTGGAGCGGGACCGACCGCGACTAAGATAAATGGTAACCCGACGAAGTACCTTCCCTTTGATGGGTCCGGTTCTATTGAATCTACAGGGCTGACTGTTCCTGCTGTTTGGGTTGAGGACACTATCGCTGGCGGGTAAGAACCCGTCTTTAACTAACTAGGAGAACCACTCGTGGCTATTGCTGACGACTTTACCGTAGATCTTGTTGACAAGAAGATCCTAACTACACAGACTGCTGTCAATGGAATTTTCCCCAACATCTACTCTATGAATGAGTTGTATGTGTTCCTTCAGGACTTCTTCGATGAGCCTGATCGAATGGATGATGACATCCCCCTGTCAGCCCAGACGCCTACTGAGTATACCATGCTCAACACATGGTTCATTGATGATGATACCATCAAGTCTCTCTTCGGCGGATCTCTGATTACGACCGGGTGGACTTACGCTGCTTCTGCTGGCATCACGGCTCTTCGCTGGACTACCGGTTCTTCGGATGCTCCTATCGCTGGTGACATCGGCGTCACGCTGACTGGCGGCACTTCTACGGCTACTGGCGTACTTCTGGCGGTAGATACTGTCCGTCGAATCGCCTGGGTCCGGAATGACAGCGCCAACCAGTTTGATGATAATGAGAATGTAACTGGTACTGGCGTAGACCTCCAGACTGAAACTACGGACGGCTTCGCTACCGGGGACTCCGGCTGGGCGAACCTGTTCTCCCTGGGTACTATTCCCGCAGAGTCTGAGCTGTATGTGGTGCAGGAGAACAACTTCTTCTACGTCCCCTCCGCCACTGCTGTTCCTACTACTCTTACTTCGTGGTGGGATACGGATGTTGTCTTCACTGACCCCAGAGGGTTTGGTGGTGCCGGTAGCGGACAGATCGACCTCATGGTTAAGGTCCGAGAGACCAGTGCGCTGATCGATAGCGGTAAGCTCTCTGTGTACGCTAGGCAGTATTCCAAGACGTTCGACTTCTTCTCCATTACTTCTTCGTCTACTGGTGCAGGCCGTAACCCTATTCCGCTCTCGGCTGGAGATGACCTGAATAACATTACCGAGTATGACCGTATTAACTACGTGTCGTTCACCGGTAATGACCTTGAGCTGGGTGACGTTATTCTGCTTAATGCTACCTCCAAGAATACTGCGGTTTTGCTGGACGTTCCGCCATCCGTCACCCCCGCCGCCGACACTATCGGGTACTACCTGATTGGTAAGGATCTAACTGATTTCGTTGATGCAACGGTCTACGATGTGAAGGGTGATACTGGTACCTTCACTATCGAGAGGGACGCTGGTGAAGATGTAGCCGGCGCCGCCACCGAGACAACTGGAACCAAGACAGACGATACTACCAACGCTGTCAGTGCTGGTGCTAGTGATATGGCTCTGGTGCCCGCCGCGACCAACACGTCAGGGTACTACTTCGGATATGCTACAAAGTTCGATCAGGTGATCCTTACTCTCGGTACTTCCGGTACTGGTACTTATACTCTGACCTGGGAATACTCGACTGGTGCCGATGGTTGGTCTGCCCTGACGGTTACGGACAATACGGGCGACTACAAGAACGCGCCGGCTGTCTACACTATCGATATTGCTGAGACTGACATTCCGGCAGATTGGGCCACGGACACTATCGATTCAGTAGGCCCGATCTACTGGATCCGTGCTCGCAGTGATGCCGGTACGGTCACTATCAATCCCCTCGGCACCCAGGCTTGGATCGCTGGAGCTAACGGCCCCAAGGTTCTTACGGATGTCACTTCCACCTTCGGACAGGCTCTCCGGGACATCGACAATGATGGTAATAACGAAGAGTATTCCTGTGTGATTGATTGTAACCTCCAGCTCCTCGCTGCTGTTTACGAGCGTTTGAAGTACATCACTCGCCGAGGAGCTACTCAGGAACTCGATGACGGTGCTACGATCACCGATGTTCAAGGTGAGCATTATGTCTCCATCGGAGATATTCTTGTGAACTATGATCTTGAAGGTGGCGCCGCTCTCGTTGAGGGTGAGCTGGTTGAGGTTGAAGGCGCTGCGACCAATAACGCCATCCTCACCTCACTTCACGATCAGGGTACCACGGGCTTCCTGATTCTTCGTAAGGTAAAGGGTACGTTCGCGAACGACGACATTATTCAGTCGAATGCTTCCCCTGCCAATGAGGTGACTCAGCTCAACGCTAGTGAGACCATCGTGCCGGTGAAGGCGAGCCCGCTCGCTACATTCGCTGGTGGTACGATGTTCACCGCCCGAGGCGTTGTCCTCGATAACGTGAACAACGCTGAGGCAAATAACTATCAGGTTGTTACCTCGGATGGCCTGACTGTCAACCCGCCTCAGACTGTTACTGTGTTGGTGCAGAACCTTCTGGCACAGGATAGAGTTGCAGTGTTCCGGCTTACGGGCGCAGGCTTGATCATCGACAAGACCGAATACAGTTCGGCTGCCACTGGTAATGCTCAGGATAACGAAGCCTTCATCGTTTCGACCACTATTTCTACCGAAGCTCCGACTGGCGGAGCCACCGACCTTGCCGGAGTTTTCCGGGTGGTGGATAACTTGGATAGTGAAGAGCAGCGGTATCGCTACGCTAGCTATACCGCTGCCACCTTTACTCTGGTAGGAGCGTCCAACAACGCTGGTTCGGTAACTACTACCGATGCTACCGGCGTAACCCTGAACGACTCCGCGGGCTCATTCCAGGCTGGACCGGATGATATTCAGATCGGTGACCAGTTGCGGAACACCTCTACCGGTGACGTGTCGATCGTTGACTCGATTGCCTCTGACATTCAGCTTACGGTGGATCCCCCGGTGACCAATGGCTTCACGAATGCTGATAACTATGTGATCAACAAGCTGGTAAGGGCCTACGCTACCGGTGATACCGCCTATGTGTCCTTCGTTGACAAGGTGATCCCCGCTGGTGACGATGAGGCTAGTTCGCTGATCGAGTATTCGATTGACATTCCGGTCATTGTTCGTGTGCGGCGGTCGATTGCAACTAAGATCCTGCCCTTCTCGCAGGAGTCCACGATCCAGTCTTCCGGCATGTCGGTGTCTGCTATTAGAGCGCCTGATACGATTGCATCGTAGTAACATGGTGGGGCAGACCTTCGGGTCTGCCTCACGTTCATTGGGAGATAATAATGAGCGATCCTACAGTACGGACTATAAATTGGAATAGCGACGAACTGATCGACGCTAAGCAATATGATATGAAAGCTCTCGTTGAAGCTATAAGTAGATGTGATGGCAACATCACCACCTACCAGATGGCTATCGACAACCAGACAGAAGAGAAGGCCCGCCTTCAGGTCATTGTTGATAAGAAGGAGATGCTGTCGAGCATGGGTATTGAGACGGGGTAACGTGTTGTGGCAGAACTTCAATTTGATAGGGTCGGTAAGCAGATCATTATCGTATCTCCTGATATTATCATTACGATTCAAGAGTTGTACGACAAGGTTCGTGACTATGAAGACGAGCCTGCTAATCTGGACCTGAATCAAATTATTTCTGCCGGCGGTAAGGAGGATCTAGGGGGCGGAGTGTCGGTGGGTATTACCGCCACGCTACTAGATGGTTGGCAACTTTTCTTCCAAACTCTCAGCCAGGATACGGCTGTTCGTGGTGGAAACCTTGTCGCCCTTGATGACATGGATGTTAGTCAGAGTCCTATCGCTAACAGTAACATTGTCAAGTTGGAACTGTCGTCTGGTACGACGGCAATCGAAACTTCCGGTGGCTTGACCTCCGGTAACATTGACGATATTGCTATAGCGGTTTGGGATGAAACTACCTCCACGCATACTTCTGATGGCACATTCGGCAACTTCGTGCAGAACAAGTTGCTGACTGTAGCTAAATGGCTAGGATTGAAATAGAGGAGGACACCATGAGTGATACTACTGAGACGTTTGCTAATGAAGTTAAGGTGAAGATCGATGACTTGCCTAGGATGCAAGATGCCCAAAACCCGGAATATTGGGTGCGGCACCCCATTCAAATGGAGCCCAACGAGAACTGGATGATGCAGGAGTGCTTTGTTGGAATGGAAGGTCCTTATGCGATCACCATCTTTAATGTTAACAGCGTCGGACATGCCAAGACTTGGCGAGACGCTAAGCCTGGGCGCCGGTTGTTCTGGAAGCTGGTTCTTGAGCAGCTTACTGAAGTCCTTGAAACTGACACTGCACCGAGCGGCATGGAAAAGGCGTTCGGAAAGGAAGGGAAAAAGAATGCGTAATTTGATGTTTGTTTTGCTGGCGTGCTTTAGCTTGGGTTGTGCTTCCATGATCGACATGAGCGTTGCAGCTTGTGAGGCTGTGGTTGGCGGTTCTGAGGCGGGCTCGGTCTGCGATCAGATTGATCGTCTGCGTGCCGGCGACCAGACCGCTGAGAAGGCGGCTGAGGAAGAGGCTGAATAGTTATCCGAACCCCCCCTCCCGGGGTACGGTTGCCCCCAAGGTCGTCCCTCCCCCGACCTTGGGGGCCTTTTCTCTCTAATTTAAGGAATTATGTATGCCTGACGGACTAGGCTTTGGCAACTCTCTGCTCCCGCCTACTAAGCCCCCCAAGGGGGTTAAGCCTCTGGCTCGTCGGAACCCTAAAATTAAAGACTACCTTGTAAGTCCTCAAGGAGCTGCCGGTGGAGGGGACGTGATGGCTCAGCCACGCCCGCAATTTGATCGAGGCCCGCAGCCTTCTGTGGATACTATGAGAGGACCGCCCCCGACGATCGAACGTCAGCCTGATTTTGACAGTGAGACGTTTTCGGTTAAATCTGCTTCGACAGCACTAGAGTCGGGTGACATTTCCATGGATCAGCCTAGAAGCGATTTCAAGAAGCAACTGGGTAGGCTAGCTAAGAGGGCTTCTACGGCCGCACGGACAGGTACTAGGGGGCTTGGACTTTTTGGCGGTTTGCTTGATCTTGGTGGAATGATCAGCTCCGCTCAATCTGTCACTAGAGAGGGCGGGCAGTTCACTGACCGTCTCGGTAAGTTCGCTGAAGAGATGACTCTGATGCCTTCCTTCAGCTCCGGTCGTAGAGAGACTGACGCTGAGCGCCGGGCACGACTTTCAATTTAACAATAGAAGAGAATAGAAGAGGGGTCTTTATGTTTAAGCTATTTACGATTGTGTCATTTATTTCCTTGGCTTTTGCCACTAGCGCGTTCGCCACGCCTATCTTCCCGCCTCAGGTGGGAGGGGTCTTCACCAGCCGTATCCTGGCGTCTGATGTGACTTTGGATGCGAATGGCGATCCCCTGGATCCGGCTACGGCTTCAGTAGCTATGGTGCTTGAAGACGGAACCCAGTTGGTTTGTGCCGTGGTGTCTCCCGGTGAGACTGTCTCGGTAGACTATACGGTACCGAATAACAACGGCAGGCAGAAGGCCAGCGCCGTGGCGTACTCGTCGAACGACTGTGGCGTCTCTGGCGTCGATGTCCCCAGCGACAATAGCGAGAACACGGCGTTCATGTTCTTCAACGGTCCTGGCAAGCCTACCCTGTCGAATTAATTAGATTAAACAAACTGCCTGATTAAATAAATAAACGGTATAATTAGGAAGAGGGAGTAGTTCATCTGCCTATATGGCGTGCCCATCTCCCGGGGCTGTAAATGATGAACACTATCTCGCCCGCTACTCCCTGCGGGCGTAAAACTCAAGGAGGTACAGGCAATGCCTGATGCGAATGAAGTTCAGTCCGCGCTCGAAACGGCGCTGGCAGACAATACGGCGGACACGCAGACCGCCAACGAGCCGACCCCGGAAGTAGCCGAAGCCCTCTCCAGCGCCCTAGGGGCAAAGGACGAGACAAGCGCTTCTGACGATGCGGCTGACGAGAGCACTGAGATTGACGGTAAGGGCCAGAAGACGGTTCCTTACGAGCGGCTTTCTCAGGTAGTGCGGCAGAAGAACGAGGCTACCGAACGGCTTAAGGCCCTCGAAAGCCAGTTTGATACTGCCAGACAAACCGAGCAGCAGCTCCGCACCCGCGTTGGAGAGATGGAACAATCGTCCCAGATCCTTGACGCAATCAAGAACCTCGCCCAAGATGATAAGTATCGGGACCACGTTGTGGCGATCGATAAGGCTCTTCAGGGTATCGAAGATGAGGTTGAAACCGCGGAGCAGACTGGTGATCAAAAGGCGGAGTCGAGCGCACTCAAGAAGTTTGAGGCGAAGACGACCGAGCTGGAAGAGATGATCGCCGATCAGCGAGCTGAAAAACTCTGGGATGAGGCTGCTGGCCTTGCCAAGAGTATGCTGGAAGCACTTCCTGAAGACTACACGGACGAAGACCGAGCTGTCATTGGCAAGCTTTGGACTCCCCGTGTCGATTGGAGCGGTATTGAGGAGAGCGGTAGCAATGCTATCCCCTCTGCTTTGAATACTTCCCTGGCTGACGTTATCAAGGAGTATGGTACTCCGCGCGGTGCTCTGGTCGCTAAGACGACCAAGGATATTGAATCTAGGGTTCCCGAAGCCAAATTGGTGTCCGACGAGGATGCTATTAAGGGTCTTATGGAAAAGGATTGGGCAGCCACGGACGAAGGCGGAAAAGCTCTAATGAGCGATGAAGACTTCTCCAAAGGCATGGCCGACCTGCTCCGCAGGACTAAGAGCTAATAGGAACCCCATAACCGGTCTGTAGTGCGTCCTCACATGGCGTGAGGGTTATACCTGTAGACCGACTTACGGAGATCCTACAATGGAGACTTTTGCCACACTTGGTGATATGCTTCTCCGTCGGTACGTCGTGGACTTCATCGGGCAGATGCAACAGCTTTCTGCGCCGGTTCACAGCCGACTCAAGGAGAACACGCGCTTTATCCCTTCGGGTGATGGTGCGTACTTTGCCGTCCGTATTGACGGCAATGAGTCGGGCGGCGGCTGGCGCGGCACCGACGACAACACCCTGCCCTCAGCGGGCAATGAGCGCGTTAAGCAGGCTCGGGTACGCCCCAAGAAGTATTACCACACGGTGACCTTCTCGGGACTGGCCGAGGCTGTTTCGAAGCGTGCCGGCGAAGATGCCTTCGCCGCTGGTATTACGGACGCGATCAGCCAAGCTGTGAAGCGTGCCGGTGCCAACTTCGAGACCACGTTCCTGCGCGGTGACGGCACCGGGCGGATTACGAATGTGAACGGCGCTCAGGCCGCAGCTACGACCCTCACGGTCGATGACTCCCGGACAATTCGTTCGGGTCAGGTGGTTGTCTTTCTTGACAACGTCACCGGTCTTCGGCAGGCTGGTCCCGTGACGATTACGTCGCGTGACGTTGCCCAGAACCAGTGTACTGTCAGTGCGGCAGTGACTGTTAGTGATGATGACGGTATGTACATCAGCGGTGAGCAGGATGAGGCTTCGGCCCCCTCCGAGATCACCGCACTGGGCCTCCCGGCTCTGGTGAACAACACCGGCACCATCTACAACCTCTCCCGGACTACCTACCCCATCCTTCAGTCGAAGGTTATTGCGGCGGGTTCCACCAGCCTCGATGAGTCGATGCTCCGCCGTTTGCGGAAGCAGCTCATGATCGAGACTGCCGTTGAGAGCCTTGACGGGTTCGCGATGATTTCGAATCACGATCAGTATGATCGTTATACCGAGATCGCGCTTCCGTTCCGGCGCTTCAACGACATGCGGCTGGAGCTGGGTGCTCAGCAGGAGCTGACGACCTTCGAAGGTCGCCCGTGGCTCGTGACTTGGGCTGCCCTTCCGGACGAGGTGTTCTTCCTGAACCTCGGTGCCATTGAACGTGGCACTGTGAGGCCCTTCTCCATTGACGAGCGCGTCAACATGGCGTGGGTCCCCGGTCAGGATGCCTTCACTGTTCTGATGAAGACGTACTGCGAAAACGTGGGACGTTACCTGAATCAGTCGGCGAAGATCACCGGCCTGACGACTCCGACCTACTAGGTCTGGATCGTTGACAATCTGAAATAGGGGGCGGGCCTCACCGCCTGCCCCCTTATTTCGTTTAATTCATGGAGCCCATTTATGTCTCTCCTTCTCAACCAACGTATTGAAACGGTACGCCATGGTCAGAGCAGCGTCGCGACTACTGTCGTGAAGCTCACCGCCCAGAGCGATACCGTTGAACTCCCCCAGATGGCTGCGGCAGCGAACTCCGTTGTTCAGCTTAGGCGTGTTGGTGATTCCATCGCTACCATCAGCCAGACTGATATTAACACCGTGAGCGTTACGGGCAAGATTGGGCAGGAAGTTCTGCTCGTCAGCCTTCATGACGATCCCGTTGTAGAGAGTGGTCGTTAATCATGGCACCTGAAATTACAGTTCTGAAGGAGCTTCGGTTCAAGGTCCCCGGAAGTCGCGAGACTCTTAGAGTGCGACAGGGTACCCCTAACTCCGCTGGCGACTTCGTTTCCACGGGTCCAGCGACTCCTACTGACGCCAATAGCCGTAAGGACATGGGCGTGGTGAGTTCGAACTCGGCTGCCCGCGTCGGCGCGAGCCCGTTCTACGTCGCCAGCAATGTTGTCCATAGCTTTCCCGTAGGGTCTAACCTGTTCGTTAATAATAGTAGTGGTAAGACTGTCACCATCGTTGAACTTGAAAACTAGGTAGGTCTATGGCTGCTCTCCTCCCCGTTGCTGAGCATAGTCTAGTGTTTCAACAGAACACTTATAAGTTCTCCAAGATCGCCTATGACGGCACCACGGTAACCTTTAAGGTAGACCAGTCAGCCATAGCTGCGAACGCTGTCCTTCCGGCTAGCGGAACTCCGACCGTAACTATTAGCGACTCTGACTCAGATTTCGAAAGAACCGTCAGCTTGGCTAATGGTGCGCCCGCAGGCACAGTCGTGATCGTTACCACTCATACCGGCACTGCCGCCGGTACACAGAGATAGTATGGCACTCTCAGCGTATACCAGTAAAGGTCTACTGAAGAAGCACGCGCTTCTTGGGTCTTCATTGGCTGTTGATAATAAGCGTAAAAATCAGCGCGCTGAGTACCAGGGTCTCCATAAAGAGGCTCGCGGCCTCGTAGGCGGCGGCGGTGGCAGAAAAACCATGCGTGGCCGTCTTCAGAGCCGACTAAACACAGCTCAGCAAACTGGACTCGCCGATATTGCTAGGAGGAAGGGTAATATCACTAACGAGCTGGCTGGCTTGCGCGATATTGATTTGGAAAACCGACTGGACAAGGATGCTGCGGCTTACGCAGGGTGGGGTAAGGAGATCGCTGACAATCCTGCCTATAGCTGGGACCCTTCCACGCAGTCAGACCTACTTGGTGGGTTGGGGAACACTCCTAATATTCCTGACCCTTACCGAGCCCGCGCACAAACCGCTCTTAATGAGATTGGCCTGGATAAAGCCAAGACAAAGGAATTCGAGGACGCGCAGAAAGACACGTACCTCGTCCGTCCCCATCCCGATACGCCCGACGTATGGGGCCTCGGCAACTACGGCTACTCTCATGACGCTCAGAAGAAAACGCAATTCAACGCCAACTGGTTCGAGAAGAACATCAGTGGCGCCGCCAGTCAGCGAGCTGCCTACGACAAGAACTTGAATTCTGAAGTAGACCGTCTCAACCAGCAATATATCCCGCTTCAGGAACAGGAAGCTGGACGAAAAAAACGAATCCAGAGTCGTCTGGAACTCTACAACATGTTTCTAGGAGGCTAATCAAATGGCTACACTGCAAACCCCCGGTGACGTGAAGAGCGTCAAATTCATCGACCTTCCGGCTACCGATCAGGTAGCCGGCATCTGGACAGTTACCCTGCGCTCCTCCTCGGACACCATTGTGGTGCCGGGCCTGGAGAGCACTAATGGCGTAGGTTCGCTCAAGGCGACTACGACCGTCACTGCCGCCGCTATTAGCGCAGGCCAGACCACCGTCACCATCGCTGCCGGCGCTGCCGGTGACGTTTTCACCTTCGCGACGCTGCACCGTCCCGGTGCCCTGAATAATCTCTCGCGAGATGGAGACCCCACCTGATACTGCTTGAACAAATAATCAAACGGTATAATTAGGAAGAGGGTAAGGACGCGGTGAGTGTCTAGCCCCGATAACCAAACAAATAGAAGATTGCCAACCCATTGGTAGGGAAGGACTCTTTGTTGAAAAGAAGGAGAATCCAATGGCTTCTGATGTCAAGATTCGTTTCCGTTCGTTCCTGCCCGGTGGAGGTTTTGACTCCGCGGGCAACCCCAAGCAGGGAAAGACCCGTGTTGTGGGTGAAATCGACGTGACCTCGTATGTCGGCAGTTCCGGTGAGCCTCTGAGCGCCGCTGATGTCGGCCTCAATGCGATCGATCACGCTGACCTCAAGGTTCGCGAGCAGGTTGCTGGTGATTTCTCTGGCTCGGCTGTGACTCGTGAAGTTGCGTATTCGCATAGCGCCGCACGTTTCTACCTGTTCAGCACTGACGAAGATGGTGCCCGCACCGCTCCGCTCGCTGAAACTACTGAGTCCCTGACCTTCGTGGTCGAGGGTGACAGCGCCCATGACGTGGAGCTGACGTAAGTCTAACTCCCTGACAGTTCTGAACAAATAGAGAGAGGGGGTCCTCCCGGACCCCCTCTTTTTACTTTAATTCCACTGGAGGTTCCATGAGCTACGAAGCACCCCTTCGATGCCAGCGTTGTGGACTAGGGATTCGAAAGAAGCCTAAAGCCAAGACGCCCAAGTATTGCGCTTCATGCCGTTTGGCACAGCAAGATGCTTGGAAGGATGACCTCAAAAATGACCGTCAGCGCAGAGCGCGCGGCGGAAGATAGTTTAAGTAAGGAGAAATACCATGGCTACTATTGTAGATTCGTTCGTCGCCGTTGAAGGCCCGAAGAAGAAAGAAGTTCTTAGCTTGACCGACGTTACTGATGCTGATACCGTCACCAGCACGATTCAGAACCCCGAGTTCGGCTTCTTCGTCCCGACCACTGACGACGATACCCCCGCCGAGAAGGTTGGTGTTGCCATTGTCGGTCGTGTCGTTACGCTGAACAACGACGATCTGTCGGCTGACACTGGGATTCTGACTCTATACGGATTTTAGTCCAACCGACAAGGACAGGGGAGGAGTTTTTATGGTGCTTAAGCTGCCCGAGCGTGGGCGTCCGCGTGACGTTTACTACCGACATTGTGCTCTAGGTATCGATTTGCCCGCTGAGTTTATTTACGACATGCGGTCGATCGACAAGGACTTCCACTTCATTTTCCACCCGTACCGGCTTCTCTGGGACGACATGGTGAATGACTATACCGGCTCTCTCGAAGATCCCCGGTATCCGATTGTGGAGAACACTCACAGGTTCGGCCAGTTGGTCATGGGACACGTCCTGACTAACGGCCAAGATGTCCCGACAGAGGATGGTACATGGCATGTTTGGCGCTGGTGTGAACCGGCTGCGGCATGGGCTCACATCATCAACATTGACTCCAGGGACGAGCAGTACCTTAGGCTCGTCGCAAAGCGTATCCATCTGGCTGCTGTATACAACGACAAGTACGGCCACCGCGGATACCAGAAGCTGATGGAGCAGGCAGACATCGACAAGCGCGAGAAGATTCAGGATGACAAGACTGACCTGATGGATGAGATTTCCAAGGTCAATTCTGCCATGCTGAATCGTGTGCGCGACAACTATGAGCGCGGTATTGTGAACTCGACTAACCCAACGAAGGAAACCATCATGAGTGGTGGTGGACTCACTGGAGCCAAGAAACTGGTCAGGCCCTTGAGTGACCGCGAAGGCGGGTTGATTCTGCCGGATGGGTTCGGCGAAGAAGAGGCGTAATGGCTACTTCCTCTAAGCGGTACGGCCTTGAAGTAAAAGGCGATCTTGAGCTGGAGCTTAGGCTTCGGCGCATTGAGGGTCGCCTTGATGCAGTTATCGGCGCTAGCGACTTTGGTGCTTCGGAAGATACACAAAGGCTATCGACGATACCCCTTGTCACTGGCCTCCGAGTTAAGGGTCGTACCCCTGGCTCGGTGACTGTTTCTTGGAACCAGTTGAGACTGACTAACCTTCGGCGCTATGAGCTGGAGTTTGCTACGAACCTAGCGTTCTCTGAGAACAAGCAGGCGTTCAACGTCGCCGGTACAGAGTTCAACTTCACCACTGTCGAGCAGGCAGGCGGCGGTGGCGGTCAGCAGGTTTACGCGAGGGTTCGAGCGCGAGTCACCAGTGGCTCCTTCGGGAGCTTCTCGGTTGTGCTTAACACCTCGACCGGACAGGCTCAAACCGCGGATATTGCGGACGAAGCTGTTACTGAGGAGCAGATAGCTGATGGCGTTGGTTCTCTACCCCCGACCGTAGCCCCCGGTAACAGCCTACAGTTTGTTAGGGCTAACTCTGGAGGAACGGCACTAGAGTACGCTTACCAGTTCCCGTCCTTCCCAGCGTCGAATAAGGCTATGATCGGCAATGGAACTAATGTCGTTCAGACTGCGTACACGTTCCCGGCCGCTATCGTAGCTAACCAGCTCCTGACAGGATCCGGTACGAACATCGGTCAAACGTCATGGACCGTGCCGTCCGCGCTAACGAGCACAGGCAAAATGCTCAGGGTCAGCTCCTCCAACGTGTTGAGCGAGACTAATTGGAACATGCCGGCGACTGCCACGATTGATAACGCTATTGTCGGAGACGGCACTAACTTTGTCCTCGTAGACCAGAATCCGTCCACCTCCACTGTTAGTTTGGCGGGCGGGCTCACTCTGACTTATGGCATTGAATCCATCACTAATGGAGGCACCGCCAGCCCGGCTTTCACCGGGACATTCTTGAACGTCACGGCTTCTCTAGCAGAGCAGCCCGCGGGAACCCCCGCAGAGGCGGCAGTTTCAGCCAGCGAATCCGGTGGTACGGTTACGCTGGAGCAGAACAACACTAACGGTGACGAGCTTGATGTGAGTTACCTTATCATTTCGGAGACTTAAAATATGGGAATGGCAGCAGCAAACGTCATGGCAGGACGCTCCGCCCACGCCGGTTCGATGGGCGGCTCCGGCTTCTCGAACTTTATGACCCAGGATGTTCTGCATATGATTGGAAAACACGGAACTAAAAAGTACAGACAGAAGGCTAACAAGGCTCTCGCCGCCTCCACTGCGAAGCCCAAGGCGAAAACCCTGACCTCCACCTCTTCGTCTAGGTCTTTCACGTTAGGCACCGGTTCTAAATCCACCGGGAAAGTTTCTACTACCCTGAGCGCCCCGAAAACGCGCACACGCACTTCCAGTCGGAGAACGAAGCATAGTAGGATCAGGCGGGGGCGCAGCAGAGGAGGCAGAGTAGCTAGGGCTAGCAAGAGAGCTGGCGGATTCTCAATAGGCGGCAATATGAACGTCCGCACGAACAGACGCAAAGGAAGACGATAATGGCTCTTTTTGGTACTACCGTCCGTAGGGGACCGTCCACCCCGGCCTCCAGGCGTTCCACCCCCCGGCCCACCAACAGAAGGTCCAATCCTCTTCAGGCTGCTATGCGTAAGGCCCCGTCCAACGCCTACAAGACTACATCCGTCCAGTCGAAGATGGTCAATCCGTTGAGGGCCAAGCAGGACGCTACCAAGACGGCACCTAAAGGCTCCTTCAAGACTGCACCTAAGGACGCCTTCAAGACGGCACCTAAGGGTTCCTTCACGACGGACCCCATTCAGTCCAAGATGATGACTCCGAAGAGCGCTATGAAGACTGCCCCCACGGGTGGCGCTGTCAAGGGTATCCCCGGCAACATTAGCGTGAGCTTCAAGAATAGCCCCATCATGCAGGAGCTGGCTGGACGTAACAAGACGCAGAGTGTCGCACGACCGACTAGCGGCTATCAGAAGCAGCAGACCGTGGATGCTC